GAAAAGCTGGACGACGAACGAGCACGCGGGCAGGCTGGCCTACATGAACACGGCGGCCATCACTGCGGCCTCGGGCTCGGCCGCAGGGCAGGTAGTCCGCATCACGAGCAACACGGCCACCACACTGACCTTCGCCGCGACCGTTACCGCCCCGACGAACGGCGTGAGCCGCTACAGCATCGCGCGCGGTGACGCGATCGGCACGCTCGATTTCGGTGTCGCGACCGGCACGCAGAGCACAACGACGATTCAGGACACGTCGAAGAGTTGGACGACCAACATCTACGCCGGTCGGCGCGTGCGCGTGCTCACGTCGGGTGGTCCCATCGAGGTGATCGTCGCGTCGAACACGGCCAACACGCTGACCGTCGCCACGATCACCCTGCCGGTGACGGCCGTCACCCAATACGCGATCCTTGAAGGCAACGCGAAGGGCACCGGCACCAATGCGAATTGGGCCTTCGGCACGTCGAGCGAGGCGCTGCGTGGTCGCTACATGTTTATCGCGCGCGGCGGCGGCGCGTATGGCTTTGAGCGCGTGGACCTCACGACCGATCGCATCAGGGCGATCAACACCGCGCCGCTCACGGAGACCCTCACCACCGGCTCCATGACGGCCTACGACGGCGGCGACCGCATTTACTTCCACAAGGACGCCACGCAGCGCGTCTACAGCTTGGATGTCGTCACCGGCAAAGTCAACGGCGCGAGCATGTATCCCTACGCCGCGCCGACCGCCGTGATCGGCAACCGCATGGAGATTTTCACGACGAAGGACGGCTTGCGGTATCTCTGGCTGAACCGCGCCTCGTTCGCCGAGTGCTTCCGCTGCCTGCTCTACTGGTAGGAGATCGTCACATGACGCTTGATGACATTCTGACGATCCTCGGCCACCGCGTCACGGCGCTCAGGAATGAGCGCGTGCTCGCGGTCTCGGCGGGCCAGCTCCAGCAGGTCGTGCAGGTCGACGCCGACATCGCGGAGACCGAGATCACGATGCAATCGATCCAGGCGCTGCTCGCCGGCCAGTAGTCCGTCATGCTGCTCACGTTACTGTCGCCCCGCGAGGCGCAGGTCGGGCGCCTCAGTGGCGCACGCCTCTGGCGCCTCGTCGGCGACGGTGACGATGACCAGTGGCGGATACCGCTACGCGTTCCGACAACGACGGTTGCGCGCGATCCGGCCGCTGGTGCGCTGGTCCTGTCTGGCGTCGCGCCGTCGCTGCAGACTACCGTCGCGGTGCCGCTAGGTTCGCTCGTCCTGTTGGGACTGGCACCGTCGATTCCCGCCGCTGGAACGCCTCCAGCCGGTGCGCTGGTGCTGGTCGGGTACTCGCCGTCGCTGCAGTCTCGCGTCGAGGTGCCTGCAGCCTCCCTGGTGCTGTCTGGCGCGGCGGCGTCTGCTCGGCACACGCTCACGGTTCCGTCGGCGTCCTTGGCCTTGCAGGGTGCTGTTCCGACGCTGCCAGCGTTTGGTGGCCCACCCGCGGGCACGCTGTCGCTGACTGGTGCCGTGCCGGCGCTGTTGCTCGCCGTGCCGGTCCCGCAGGGCGCTCTTGCCCTGACCGGTGCGGCGCCGACGTTGTCGGCGGCGTCTACGGCGTCACCGGATCGCGCGCCGCTGTCCTTGGTGGGCAGTGCCTCGAGCCTCGACGCGCGTCTGACGCCTGCGGCTGCGACGCTGTCGGTGACGGGTCACACGCCGTCGCTGCTGGGACAGAACTCGCGCACGCCGGACGCCGGTGCGCTGGTGCTCGCGGGACAGTCGCCGACGCTGCAGACCCGAACGGTCGTTCCTGTCGGCTCGTTGGCGCTGACGGGACTGGCGCCGACGTTGACGGTGGCGTCTGGCGCGGCACCGCCGTCCGGTGCGCTGACGCTGTCGGGCGTCCCGCCGTCGCTGCGGTGGGCGTTGCCGGTGCCGGCCGGCAGCCTGTCGCTGACGGGTCAGGCTGGCACGACCGATGTGCGCGTGACGACTCCGACGTCGTTGCTCGCGCTGTCGGGTCATGCGTCGTCGGTGCAGTCGTCGCTGACGCCTTCGGCTGCGACGCTTGTGCTGTCGGGACGGGTGCCTGCGCTCCGAGAAACGCTGACGCCTGCAGCTGCGACGCTCGCCTTGGCAGGATACGCGCCCTCGCTGACGGTGCAGGTCCGAGTCCCGGCGGGCAGCTTGGCCCTAGCAGGACTCGCGCCGACGGCGACGCCAGCCGCAGTGCCCATGTCGTCGGCGCTCGCCTTGACGGGGCATGCGCCGACGCTTCGGTGGGTCGTGTCGCCGAACGCGGCGTCGCTGTCGCTGCTCGGATGGGTGCCGTTCGCTGAACGGGCGAGCGCTTCGAAGTCGGTGTGGGAATACGACGCGGCTCGAGCGGGCGAAGTTCTGGAGGAAGATGTCTTGGTGTTGCAGTCGAAGGAGTTTGACGTCTCACGAAAGGGGCCTGAGCAGTGAGTACTCCACAAATGCGCGTCGGAGACGTTGGGAACGTCATCCGAGCTCGGATCATCGACAGCGGCGTGCCGTTCGACTTGTCGAGCGCGTCCGTGCTTCAGCTGAAGTTCCTCAAGCCCAGCGGAGTCGTCATCGTGCGGACGGCGACAGTCACGAATAGCCCGGGAACCGATGGGCGCATGCACTACGAAACTGTGGCGGGAGACCTGGATGAGTCTGGGCCCTGGCAGGGTCAGGCGTACGTTGAATCTGGGACCCAGAAGTTCCACACGACCGTTTTCTCGTTCCCGGTCGCGTCTAACCTGAGCTAGCGATGGTCTACGGTCCTCCACGTCTTGAAGACCTGCCGTACCGGGAGCGCCTCGTCTACTTACTGGGCGACAGGTCGAAGTACCCGGGTGGTCGCTACCCGAACGAGCAGGACCGTGAACCTGGTTCCACCTTGAAATCCATCGACACCGAGGAGCCGGTGTCGCTAGAAGCGCTGGGGCGTCTGGAGTCGAGCATCGAGAGGTCGGGCTTTGACGGCGTCGCGGACTTGGCCTTCAGGGAGATCAAGGGATTCGGGAGCGTGAAGCCCATGGCGGAGTTCCGGTCCGATGGGTCGATCTATGTCAACGCGGAACTTCTGGTTGACCTCGAAGACTCGGATGACGACTCTCAGCTGGATGGCATCATCGCGCACGAAGTCTCACACGCGCGGTATTCTACGGTGAAGAAGATGCTGGCGAATGGTTCGGCGCCGAAGTTCGGCGACCACCTCAACAAGAAGCAAGACGAGCTTCGGAAGACCGGCCGGGACGTCTCTCCGTATGCGAAGGCGTGGTGGGACGCCGGCGCGAGGTATCACACGGTCATCGATGAGACTCTCGCCGAAGTCGCCGCGGCAAGAATGTCCGGTAAGTCCGTGCCTGACGTCTGGAGTGAAGCGTACGACTTGATGGTCTCGGCTGCCAAGGGAGCAGACCAGTGAGAATCCGCGTCGAAGACCTCAAGACGTTCACGCCATCGCCTGACGGCAAGTACGTCGTTGTCCGCGATGAAGAAGTGAACGGCATCTTCAAGGTCGGCATGCAGTACGAACTCGGCGATCGCTCGAAGTATCCAGGTGGCAAGTACCCGAACGAAGCGGATGACCCGTTAGCGGGGGAACCTGCGGGTGTTCATCGGCCCGCCGCCATGAAGCGTGTGATGTCGTATCTCGAGACGGCCGCTGGCGTGAAGCTCAAGCCGCATGGGTCTGTGGGGAAAGGCGTTGATTCAGGGAACGATTTCGACATCCTGCTTGTGGAACCGTCCGACGAAGAGCTTGCGGCGTTGGAAGATGAAGGACGTCGCGAGGAAGACGAAGTGAAGGCGAAGTTCGACCGCGGAGAGATTTCTCGCGATCAGATGATGGAGGAGCTTTTCGGCGAGTATGAAGACAAGGTCGACACGGCGCTTGAGAAGATCGGGTTCAAGTACGTCAAGACCGCTCGGTGGCTTGGGATCATGGCGCACCGGTACGAGAACGAATCGACGAAGCACGCCATCGAGCTCTGGGAGAAAGACCCAGACGACAGCCACTACGGGTTGTCGTACCGAGAGAAGCTGGCGATGATGTTGAACGCGCAGTACCCGCCGAAGGCCGGCGAGGGCACCAGGCGCCTGATCGACGAAGGGCAGGCCCCAGGTCGCTCTCGGATGCGTGCGCCGACGAAGAAGGACCAGGCGCGGATCAAGGCGCTAGGCGTCCCGCCGGCGTGGACTGATGTGCGGGTGTCAGAAGACCCGAACGCAGCGCTGCAGGTGACCGGAGTCGACGCCAAGGGCCGCTCGCAGCGCATCTACAGCGCCGAGCACACGGCGCGTGCCGCGGCGGAGAAGTTTGAGCGCGTGAAGGAGTTTCACAAGACGCTGCCGTCGATACGGAAGGCGGTGTTGGAGGACCTGAAGTCTGGCACGCCGGCAGACCGCGAGAACGCGGCGGTCCTGTACCTGATCGACCAGACAGGGTTCCGCGTCGGGTCGGACACTGACACCGGTGGAGACGTGCAGGCGTTCGGCGCCACGACGCTGCGCCGAGAGCACGTCAAGGTGGCCGGGTCGACTGTATCGTTTTCATTCACGGGCAAGAAGGGTGTCGCGATCGAGAAGTCCGTGACCGACACGCGCCTCGCCGGGATGATCCGAGACCGCATGCGTCGCGACAACCAGTTGTTTGAGACGGACGACGCGTCTGTGCGTGGCTATCTGAAGAAGGTCGCGGGTGATTTCAAGGTGAAGGATTACCGGACCTGGCACGGCACGTCGAAAGCGTTGGCGACGATGAAGAAGATGCCGGCGCCAAAGAACAACGCGGAGTTCAAGCGGGCGCAGGCAGCGGTCTCGAAGGTCGTCGCGGAGCACCTCGGCAACACGCCGACGGTCGCCAAGGCGTCGTACATCGACCCGTCGGTCTGGTCGAAGTGGGCAGGTGGCAAATGAGCGACGAGAAGCACGATCCGAACGACGAACTCGCGTCCGAGATGGACGAGTTGTTCGAGACCGTCCGGTTCGAAGGGGACGTGCAGCCGTGGCGCGACGTCGCGGAGACCGATGAGGACCCAGACGACGAGTCGCCGGCCACGGTGTCTCTGGCCGATCGCGTCCACGAAGGGCTGATGGTCGCGATCCCGGTGCCGACGACGATTGCGACGGCGCTGCAGGTGCTCGACGGCATTGCGCCCGAAGACATGCACCTGACGCTCTGCTACGTCGGCCGCGAACGTGCGTCCGTGTTGTCGCCGCAGGACTTGATTGACCTGACGTTCGCGGTGGCCACGGTGGTCGAGCGGACGGACCCGTTCGAGGTCCGCCTCGAGCGCCTGGACCGGTTCCCGGCCTCGGACTCGTCGGACGGCCAGGACGTGATCCACGCGGTTGTGACCGGTGACGCGCTGCTGGAGCTCCGGAAGAAGGTCTACGCCGCGCTCAAGAAGGCCGGCTCCGAGCCGAAGCACGACTTCGAGTACACGCCGCACATCACGATTCAGTACGTGGCGCCAGGCTCGCAGCATCTGCTTGACGAGATTCCGCCGATGGTGATGCCGGTGACGTCCGTCGAGATGTTCAAGGTCGGCAAGATCGCGATGATCCCGCTCGGCGTGCAGAACGTGAAAGACGCCGAAGCGCTGGAGCGCCTCCGCCGCCTGCCGCGCGCCAGCGAACGGGGCGTCGAGTGCGTCCGCACGCGCGACATCTTCGACCATCCGATGTTCGAGGTGAAGGCCCCGTTGAACCGGAAGACGACGATGAACGTGCTTGAGCACGTCCCGCTCGCCAGCTTGGCGCCGAGCCAGGCGCTGATCCCGGCGCAGGGGTTGGAACGGTACATCACGAAGCCACGGAAGGACCCGTCGGACATCGCGCGGTTCGAATCGCGCACGGGTCAGGTGCGGTACGTGATTCAGGAAGGTCACACGCGGTTGGCCGCGGCCAAGCTCCGACAGCCCGACGCATCGATCGAGTCGCGCGTCTGGATGTTCGAAGAGGACGACCGTGGCGACTGGAAGCCGGTCGAGCGCGGCATGCACAAGCGCGCGAAGTTGAACCTGTCGGCCGACAAGGAAGACGTCGATGACGGCCGGTGGGTCACGAATCCGTATGAAGACATCGTGATCGTCGAGCGTTCGGAGTCAGGACACAGCCTGACGCTGGACGCGATCGCACGAGGACGTGCACGCGTCGCCGCCGGCGAGAACATCGACGATGTCATCGAAGACCTGATTGCCGAGGACTTGCTCGAGAAGGGGCTCGTGCCAGGAGTCTCGAATGCTTAGCTACCGCGACCGTATCCGATACGAGCTCGGCGACCGTTCCAAGTACCCGGACGGAAAGTACCCCGGAGAAGCCGGGTATCACGGCACGTCTATCGAAGCGGCACGTAAGATCAAGACCGAAGGGCTGAAGCTGTCGAAGACGCCGCATAACATGCCTGGCGTCTGGGTCGCGCACAAAGAGTCGGACGCCCTGAGTTACGCGGTTGGTCAGGGACGCGGCATCGGCAGCAAGCACGTTGTTCCCGACGACGACGACTTGATCGCGCTCGTTGTGGTACGGCCCTCAGCGGCTTCGCTATTCACGCGCTACCCTGGTCAAGGCGCGTCAGTCTCGATGAAGGATGTACCAGCCAAGCATATCGAAGAAGTACGAGTCTACCGCGCTGGCGATGTGCGGAGATGGCAGGACCGTGGCGAGAAGAGCAAGCTGAAGTATACGAACTTGTCAGACGAGTCAGGCTACACGTACGTCTCGATCTTGTTGTCGAAAGACGAGGAAGTAGTTAGTCTAGGCGATCGTTCGAAGTACCCGGGTGGGCTGTATCCGAACGAACAGGACGAGATCGAGTCGAACGGCGTCGACTTCAGCAGCCTGAAGCGAGTCGGTGAGGCGCAGGGCTCGAACCCGGGTGGCTTCTACGAAGACGCCGCTGGCGATAAGTGGTACGTCAAAGACTACAAGAACCCGGACCAAGGCGCCGCGGAACACGTCTCGAATGCGATCTACCGTGCCGTGGGCATCGACGTGCCCGTCTCGGTGCTCGGCGAGGGCCCGGACCACGGCAAGTACGCCAGCCAGATTCGCGAGGGCAAGATTCTCGCGAGGGCGGGTCTGACCGAGGAGACCGCGAACAAGGTGCTTGACGGCTTCGCGGCCGACGTGCTGACGATGAACTGGGACGCGGTCGGCACAGGCCACGACAACGTGCTCGTCGAGGCAGGGACCGGTACGCCGGTGCGCATCGATCAGGGCGGGACGCTCACGTTCCGTGCGCAGGGAGCGCCGAAGCCGGCGGACTTGTTGAAGGGGATTGGCGAGTGGGAGTCGCTGCACTCGCAGAACTCGTACTACCGCGCGGTCTTCACCCGCGCGGGGCTCAAGGGCCCGGACGACCCCAAGTTCGCGAGCCGCGTGAAGGCGCAGGTCTCGAAGATCGTGAAAGCGCGTCCGGCGGGTGGTTGGTCGAAAGTCGTGAACAGGTTCGCGCCTTCGACGAAAGACGCGGTGAAGAAGACGTGGGCGGAAATGCTCGACGCGCGCACCGAGGCGCTGGCGCGGAAGGTCGGCATCGATCTGTCGATGAGCTATCGGGACAAGCTCGTCTTCCTGCTCGGCGATCGGTCGAAGTATCCAGACGGGAAGTATCCGAACGAACAGCAGAGCGGACCCAAGCCGCCGGCGAAGCGCTACGCCGTCAAGCAGCGGCCTGACGGAAAGTGGCAGATTTACGACCGCGTCTTCACGTACAAGGACAAGGACTCGCCGCAGGGACCAGGCCACGTGAAGGCCACGAAGGAAGAAGCGCTCGCGAAGGCCGCGCACATGGAGGCGAAGTTCGGCGCCGGTCATCCGGAGTGGGAGAAGATTGCGGAGCAGATCGCGGTGTTCAACCAGTCTGGACTGCACGGCAGCGAGTGGAAGAAGGCGAACATCTGGAAGGCGAAGATTCTTGCCAAGGAGATGAAGGCGACGTCTCCTTCGGACGCGGCGTCGGTGGGGATGACGCCAGATCAGTTCATGGCGGCGACGTCGAACATCGCGAAGGCCGAATCGTCGCTCAAGGAGGCGCTGCTGTCTCCGGCGCCAGATGGCTGGCCGATTGGTGACGACGTGATGCGCATAGACGGCCAGAAGTACCCAGCGGTCGTGAATAAGGCGTACGAAAAGTGGATGTCCGGTCTTAACAACGACGAATTGGAAGCTGTCGAGAGATACACGGCGAACGGCTACGACTCGTGGAACGCGTATCTTCGAATGACTCAACCGAAGATGGGCACGATCGTGAATCCTGAAACGCTTCCCACGAAAACGAACACCCTGCAGCGAGCGCTTCACCGGGCGCCGTCGCCGCCGCCGCCTGAGTTGGTCTGGAGAAAGACGGGAGGCGCGAGCTTCTACGATGGCTTGTCGTCTGGCGACACGATCAAGTTGACGGGATTCACGAGCGCGTCGATTTCGGTCGGCACATGGTCTGGCAGCACCGTGTTGGAAATCTTGCCTGTCGCTGGTGCGTATGTCGACCCGATCTCGTCGAGCAAGGGAGAGAAGGAGTACCTGCTCCCGCACGCCGCGAGGTACAAGGTCGTAGGACGAAAAGAACTCAAGCTGGGCTACTCGAAGAAGACGGTCGTGCAGCTGAAGATGCTCGACAAGGGTCCGGACGTCGTCGTCCCGGAGAAGACGGTGAAGCTCTCGTACCGTGAGCGCCTTGTGTTTATGCTCGGCGACCGCTCGAAGTATCCAGGCGGGAAGTATCCGAACGAAGAAGGGGCGTCTGAGTCGCCGGTAGGCGACGAGGAGTGGGACCTCGAGGGGTCCGGCGTGATGAACATGCCGGACATCAGCGATGTGTCGTTCCCGACGATGATCGGCGCCGTCGACCCGGTGAATCCCAAGAAGAAGTCGCGGAAGAAGCGCGTCCCGTATCAGGGCGTCATGCTCGGCCGTCGGCCGACGGAGTTCGAGTCGGAAGTCTTGTCGCTGTCAGCGATCCCGAAGCGGTTCGACAGTGAGGTTGAACGTGCGTCCGCACAAGTTGTCGAGCTCCGTCTGCAGTACGCACGCGACCAGAACCTGCCGTCGCTCGATCAGGGGCTGTCGGTGGTGCTCTCAAGCGCGCAGGACCGCATCGCGCGGTACGGCGCCGCGGAGCTCCGGAACGAATGCCGGCGGCAGTACTTGCCGATCTCGCTGTGCGATGAATCGGACGCGCGCTTCGACGGCTTGTCCACGGCCGTGGCGTCTTCGGCGATCGAGACGGCGAAGATGTTGTCGACCGAGTGGGCGTCGGAAGTGACGCGGGTCGGCTCACGCACGCGCAGGGCTCGTCGCCCCGATGCGCTGCTGGAGCTCGCAACGCCTCGCGCGGACTGGGGCGTGAAGAGCGCGGTGCGTCGGTTGCTGAACGAGAGTTTCGCGTTGGCGCGTCGGACGCATATGATGTCGATCGCGTCGTCATGTGAGCGCTCGAACGTGATCTCGCTGAAGGTCGTCGACGCCGACAAGGCGGAGGAGTTGGTGGACTACGTGATCCAGTCCGCGGTGATGGACACGTCGACCTGCGATCCGTGCGCGGATGCGGATGGTCTCACGTTCGAGTACGACAGCGACGAGATGATCGAGCATCAGCCGCCGTACTTCCGGTGCTTGGGTGGCGATCACTGCCGGTGCGTGCAGGTGTACGTGTTGAAGGACGGTGGTTCATGGGTGATGCGAGGCGCTCCGTAATGAAGTGGCTGAAAGCGATGCTCGGGTGGGATCGTGACGCGGTGCCAGCGTCGACGGAGCATCTCGTGGAGCGCGTCGACGTCTTTGTCGTGGCTCGCTGTCCGTGCGGATCGGAACACGAGCACCAGTTGGCGCTGCACAGCGTCTCGCTGTGCAGGCGCTGCGGGCAGGAGATCGCGATCCGATCGCTGCAGTACGTTCGGCAGGATTCGGCAATTCCGCGAACAAGTGTGCATGTGGGACCGGTCGCGTCACGCGAGGCGCTCCGACGCCGGGCCACCACGGGCGTCCACTGATGCGCTGCTCGTTCTGCCGTCTGCGCCGTGTCCGCGTCGTGCTGTCCGGCGACCGCTGGTTGTGGTTGTTCGCGTGCACGAAATGCGCGCGCAAGCACGAATTCGAGACGGATTACCCGCCCGCCAGCATCGCGGAACTCCATAGAATCAACACGTTACGGAAGGGTATTGCAAGGCGAACAATGATTTCGCACAGTACCATCCGTGCCTGAAACCTTCGACAAGGTCGTCATCTCGTGGCCGAAGTCGCTGATCAACGCGTCTGAAGTCCAGAAGTCCGGCCCGCGCCGGTCCTGGATTCAGTTGGCGAGGACGGGCTCGTTCACGAGCAACCGGTACGGGAAGTTCAGCATCACGCGAGACGACCTCTCGCAGATGCTCCACAACTTCAACAACATCACGCCGAAGAAGCCGACTGAGCTCCCGATCGACTACGACCATCTGTCGATGGACCCGAAGAAGCCTGGGGACGGCATCGCCGCGGGATGGATGAAGTCGCTCGAGCTTCGTGGCGACGAACTGTGGGCGGAAGTCGAGTGGACGCCAGACGGTGCGAAGCGCGTCGACGCCGGCGAGTACCGCTTCATCAGCCCGAGCTTCGTCAAGGACCACACGCACAAGGACGGGAAGAAGATCGGCACGACGCTGCTCGCCGCGGCGGTGACGAACCACCCGTTCCTGGAAGGCATGAAGTCGCTCACGCTGAGCAACGACTCGGTCTTCGGATCGCTCGGCGTCTCCGATGACGCCGAAGTCGTGAACCTGTCGGCGCAGATCGGTCAGCGCGTCATGATCGCCCCGGGGCACGCGCGCACGGCCGACGAGATGGGCAGCACGTTCGAGATCGTGGATGCCATCGGCGAAGGCGAAGACTGCTTTGTGGCGCTGAAGGACCTGAACGGCGTGCTCCACAAGTGGTTCAAGGCGACGGAACTGCTGCCGTCGTCCGCGACGCCTGCGTCTCCGCTCGCGCCGAACCTAGTCGCATCGCCGGGGACGCCAGCCGCGCTGCAGCCAGGCTCCGGACTCCCGGCTGACGCTGCCGCTGGTGCGCCAGGAGCCGTAGACCCCGCTGCAGACCCTGTGGCTGCGGCCATGGCGTCCGGCGACCCGGCTGAGATGGCGGCGGCGATCGAGGAAGACCCTGAAGCCGCGGCGGCCGCGATGGCGGAGGACCCGGAAGCGCTGCCGATGGACCCGGACGCGCTGGCGGAGGACGAACTCGCTGGTGAGACCGACGAGTTTGCCGGCGACGAAGCCGATGCCGAAGACGAGGGCTTCGAAGAAGAAGTGGCGTCGGATGAAGAAACCACGGAAGACGACGAAGAACCAACTTCGTTCCTCCGCAAGCGGGCCATGGCCGCCAAACAGAAGGGGACAGTGAACATGCGATTCCAGCTCAGGAACGACAAGAACGAAGTGATCGAGGTGACGGCCGAGCAGCTTGCGGCCGCCGGCATCCAGGTGGTTCCGGAAGGCGCCACCGTGATCGGCAAGAAAGACCTCAACGACCTCCGCAGCAAGGTGACGAACCTGTCGTCGACCGTCGAAGAGCTCCGGAAGTCGAACGAGGAGTCGCTCGCGGCGTCGCGTCAGGCGCAGATGCAGGCTGACCTCGACCGCCTCTCGGGCGAAGGCTACATCACGAAGCCTCAGCGCGAGTTCGCGCTCTCGACGTGGGGCGAAGCCTCGGAAGCGGACATGAAGGCGTTCGGCGCGTGGGCGAAGACGTTCACGAAGCCGGTCGTGCACCTGAACCGCGAGCACGGCATCGGCGGCGACGCCGACGTCGAATCGCGTGAGGCGTCGGCGGGTTCGGAGCTCATCGATCTCGCGAACGACCTGGCGGACACGAAGAACCTGTCGATGCGCGACGCGATGATCGAGGCGAGCCGGCAGCGGCCGGACCTGGCGCTCGCGTACCGCGAGCACTACGCCGACTAGTCGGCAGACGTTTCCCACGACCCAGTCTGAGAGCTACGAGGAGCACACATGAGGATCAACCGTCCGGGAATGGACACGACGATCGAAGCGTCGGCGGACCTTTCCACGCATCAGTTCAAGTTCGTGATCGGCGCGGCGGCGTCCGGCAACTCGCAGCTGGCCCGTGTGAACGTCTCCGGCGCCAACGGCCGGTCGTTCGGCATTCTGCAGAACAAGCCTTCGGCGGCGGGTCTGGGCGCGGTCGTGCGTCTCGCCGGCACGTCGAAGCTCGTCGTGGACGGCAGCGGCTCGGCCATCTCGGTGGGTAGCCCGCTGAAGGCGGACGCGTCGGGACGCGGTGTCGTCGCCGGCACGGACAAGGACAAGGTCGGCGCCATCGCGCTCGAAGCGAGCTCGGCGGCGAACGATGTGATCGAAGCGCTGATCTGCATCTACGACATCGCGGTGTAGTCGTCGTCTAGCGGCGGCGGGCACGGGCGCAAGTACGTAGGGGCCGTAGGCCAGCGCCCGGAGGCCACCGTCACAACCAGTCTTCTAGGAAAGAAACACGATGCCGCTGATCACCTCAGTGAAGTTCGACCAGCTGCTGACGAACATCTCGCTGCAGTTCGCCGCTGCGCCGGACGGCTACTTGGCCGACATGGTGCTGCCGTCGGTGCCTGTCGCGAAGGAGTCAGCTGCGTACTGGGTCTACGACCGTTCTCGGATGGACGCCCCGGACTCGAAGCGCGCGCCGCGCAGCGAGTACAACCGGATCGACTGGAACGTGTCGACCGACACGTACCTGTGCGAGCAGTACGGTCTCGAGGGCGAGATCGACGACCAGGAGCGCAAGAACTCCGCGGCGCCGCTCGACCTCGATGTCGACACGACGGAAATCGTGACCGACATGGTGCTGAACGGCCGCGAGAAGCGCGTTGCCGACCTCGTGCTCGCGACGGCGAACATCTCGCAGAACACGACGCTCGCCGGCGTGAACCAGTGGAGCGACCCGGGCAGCGACCCGCTGAACGACGTGCGGATCGCGCGCGTCGCGATCTACACCGGGGCGCCGGGCTACACGCCGAACACGATGGTGATCGGCTACCAGGTGTTCGAAGCGCTGAAGCAGCACCCGGACGTCAAGGAAATCGTGAAGTACACGGAGCGTGCGATCATCACGCGCCAGATTCTCGCCGCCGTGTTCGAGGTGGACGAGCTCCTGGTCGGCAAGGTGACCCGCCGCACGTCGAAGGAAGGCCAGACCGACGCCTTCGGCGACGTGTGGGGCAAGGACGCCCTGCTGTACTTCCGCGAGATGCGTCCGTCGCTGAAGCGCGCGAGCTTCGGCTACCAGATGCGTCAGGAAGACCTCAAGGTGTTCCGCTACCGTGAGGACAAGCGCGACACGGACGTCATCCGCGTCTCGGAGAAGCAGGACGAGAAGCTCGTCGCCGAGAAGCTGGCGTACCTGTTCAAGGCAGCGGTGGCCTAGTGCCGCGCTGTAAGGTCCTGACCAATCTCCGCGCGAACGAAGGCACGTTCGTGCTTGGCGACATCGCGGAGCTTGAGCAGGCCACCATCGATGCACTTCCCGAAGGGACGGTGCGCCTCCTCGCAGAGGCTCCGCCGCCTCTTCGGACCGATGGTCCGACGCTGGAGGAGTACGTGTCGGCGGGCAACGAACCGGCGTCGTATCCGCCGGCCGGGTATACGGAGCGAGAGTCCGAGGGACTGACGGCGTTCCGTGAACAGCAGAAGGCGGACGAACTCGAAGCGGCGAAGGCGCGTGTGGCGTCGTTGCTAGGCACGAAGTCGGAGCCCGGGACGCCTGTCGAACCTGTAGCCCCGCCGGCACCGACGAAGGACAGCAAGAAGAAGTAGCCCATGCCCTACGCCACCATCGATGACGTGCAGCGACGGATGCCGCAGTTTCAACTGCTGCCGACGTCGAAGCCGTCCATCGAATCGGCGCAGGTGTTCCTCGACGATTGCCACGCGCACTTCGACGCGGCGATGTCGAACTTGGGCTACGTGATCCCGCTCACGGGTAAGCGAGCGCTCTCGCAAGCCCGTGAAATCGTGTCTCAGGGCACGATCGCGCGCATCTTGTACGCGCGCGGCGCGGCCTTGGGCACGGACGCGGCCTTCCAGAGCGCTGACCGTGCGCAGAAGCAGTACGACGACGCACTGAAGGCGCTCGCGGACCCGCGGTCTCCCGCAGAACTGTCGGATGCGGCCCGGACCGATGATCAGACGGAGAAGCCAGGCAACGAGCTTGGCGGTCTGCTGGTCGACGAAGACGGGTACGACATCGAACCGCGCATCACCATGAGCACGGATTTCTGATGGCGACGGTGCTGTCGTTCAACGTCGAAGGTGGTGACCGGACGTTGCAGGGGTTGGCGGCGCTGGACACGGCGCTCAAGGACCTTCGCCCGTTCTGGCGCGACGTCTTTGCCCCGAAGTACTTCGGCGTCGTGCAGGACCTGTTCGCGACGGGCGGGCGGGCGCGCGGCGGCGGTGGACGCTTCAAGTCTGGTGCGTGGGCGCCGTTGTCGCCGGCGTATCGCGAGTGGAAGAAGAAGCACTTCCCCGGGCAGCCGATCTTGGTGCGGTCCGGTGATTTGCGGGAGTCGGTGCGGTGGGATGGCGCGCGTCTCGGCGCCGGCGGCCAGTTCGATGCGCAGCCGGGATTCGTGATCGCGGGCACGACCATCCCGTACGGCAAGCACCACCAGAACGGCGCCGGGAAGATGCCGAAGCGCGAGTTCTTGCCGAGCCCGGACCCTGCGGTCTTCGCTCCGTTGCTGGCCGCGTGGCTGATTCGCAACACGAGTGGGGTGAAGTGAGTGTTCTTCCACGTCACGCAGGCGAAGCGCAAGCTGAAGCAGCGCCTCAGCGACGAGTTGCCAAGGCTGTTGTCGTACGCAGACGGGATGGCGGCCGACGGCATCTACACGCCGCCGCCGTTCGAGATTTACACGACGGACAAGGCGGACCTCGGCGGCTACCCGTCACTCGAGCTCATCGTGACGGACTCGACGCCCAGGAGCGACTCGTACGCGTCGATCTACCGGCACCGGATCGTCATCGGCGTTACCGTCGGCGGGGACACCGAAGAGACGCTCTCGGCCCAGGTCGAGCGGTATCTCTGGTGCTTGCGCCAGGTCGCGAAGGACTCGCACCTGACGCCGTCTGAAGGGACTGTTCCGATCGACGTCGGAGGCGAACAGTACACGCCGCTGCAGCAGCGGCCAGAGACCGTAGAATCACCGTTCGTGAAGGGTGCGTTCATCGAAGTCTTCATCACGACGGTTGAGTAGGGGAGACGCCAATGGCTGTTCTGAGTGTTCAGGTTCCGACGACGGCAGGCCCGACGTTCACGGCTGCGGCCGCGGCGGTCGGTGGTGACAGCTTCGTCAACACGGGCGTCGAGTTCTTCTACGTGAAGAACGGCAGCGGTGGCGCACTCACCGTGACCTTCGACTCGCCGGGTACGTGCAGCTTTGGCCTCGCGGCCAGCGCGTCGCACGACCTCGCGGTATCGGTGGGCGCCGGCGTGGAGAAGATCATCGGGCCGTTCCCGCGCGATCGCTTCAGTGACGCGAACGGCTCGGTGCAGGTGACGTACTCTGGCGTGACGTCGCTGACGGTCGCCGTGCTGAGGCAGTCGTAGGCTATGGCGTTCTACAAGGTGCGCCCGGGCCAGCTGCTCGGTCATCACGGTCGAACGCTCGAAGAGGGCGCCATCGTCGAGCTCCCGCCCCATGTCGGGCTGGACGTCGCCGAGAAGGTGGAGCCGTGCACGGACACCGGCGAGCCGCTGGGGCACTTGTCCGCCGAAGCCCTAGTCGTCGCGCAGGCACGGAAGCACGAGCGGGAATCGATCATCGAGCAGCAGATCGCGGAGTTGGAAGCGCGTCTGGCGGATGCTAAGCAGCGGCTGGCTGACGAAAAGGTCACGTCGGTTCCGCCAGTGAAGAAGACGACCAAGTAACGGAGACCACGCAATGGCGCTCAGCAACGCGAACATTCACATCGGTGCAGCGAGGATCTTCCTCGGCGTGACGAACCCGGCCTCGGGTACGCCGCCGACTCTGATGACGCACACCGACGGCGTGCCGGCCACCGGCACGGAAGTCGGCTACACGGAAGGCCCGACGAAGTTCACCTACCGGCAGAACAAGCAGGAGGTGACCGCCGAGCAGTCGCTGAACCCGGTCGACGTCTTCGTCACGGACGAAGAGATCATGATCGAGTTCACGGCCATGGAGCACGTGTACAACACGCTCAAGGCTGCGTTCGACAACGTCGGCACGGTGGACGACGGGTCCAAGTCGCTGTTCTACGGCGGCGATGGCTCGGGCCTGGTGAACGTGACGACGCAGTCGGTGATGCTCTCAAGCCGCCGGCGCGACGCCACGACCAAGTTCGAAATCCTCGTGATCTACAAGGTCTACAACATGCAGGGCATGGAAATTCCGTATGCCCGCACCGAAGCGGCCAAGTACACGATTCAGCTGAAGGGGCTCGTCGACACGGCGCGGAACGCCGGCGACCGTCTCTTCCAGTGGCACCGGGAAAAGTAGCATGCGCTCTGACGCGCTCTCCGCGCTGATCCGGAAGCGGTTCGCTGTGCTCTTTGAGCTCGGCGACCGCTCCAAGTACCCGGGCGGGAAGTATCCGAGCGAAGAAGGCGGATCAGAGAGCTCGGGCGCTAAGGCTGCTCCACTTCCTGGCGATGACGATTTCGACTACGACGCCGACGACGCCTACGATGAGGCGATGGCGAAAGAAGACGACAGGGATAACGCTCGTCGTCAGTCTGAGCGCGACGAAATCGCTCGCACGGAGAAGCACTACGCAGAGAAGCGAGCCAAGCTCGACAAAGACGAATCCGGAGAGACGGACGTCGAGAACGCGCTTCGAGATGGGCAGTCACGCGAAGAATTCTTGAGCGCGGTCACCGCAAACAGGCGTTTCTCCAGTATTTCAGACACGCTGCAGTCACGCGGCTACAAGTCCGGGAAGCCGAAGACCGTGCGTAACGCGACCACGGCGATCTTCAAGAAGAAGGGCAGCGACGATGTGTCGGTGCAAGTCATCTCTCCGAGCCCGCTCGACGCCAGCCGTGGGCAGCACTCGACCATCGTTCGTACGACAGTGATGAAGTAGACACGACATGAGCGCATTGCTTCCAGCCTCCACGATCACGACGGCCGCCACGACAGTGGGTCCGACCGCGCGCATCCCCGACTGGGCGACGTACTTGTTGCTTGAGGGCCGGCTGACGTACGGGTCAGGCGGCACGTCGGTGAAGGCGTATGTGCAGACGCGTGTGACGGGCGGCACCTGGCGCGACATCGCGTGCTTCGCTTTCACGACGGCGTCGGCGTCGAAGTTCAGCGCGGTGCTGTCCCGCATCGCGCTGGCCGCGGCGACCGCCGTCTCGGATGGGGCGCTCGCGGACGACACGATTCTGAACGGATTCCTCGGCGACGATCTTCGGGTGAAGTTCGTCTCGGTGGGCACGTACGCTGGTGGCACCACGCTCGCGGTCGATGTGAAGTATCGGCGGTAGTCCTGAGCAGCCCGGCTCTTTCCGGGCATTCCGGTTGTTGCGACGCCGGATAAAGGAGATAGACCATGGGTGTGACGAACAAGCAGCGCGGTCGGCAGATTTTCTCGGGCGGTGTGACCCCGAACGTCCGCGTGGCGTCGGCCGACGGCGCGGTGAACCCGAACGTCGACGGACTGATCCCAATCACAAAGGCTGGCGTCTGCGCCATGACCCTGGCCGCGCCGGCGCGCGACGGCATCGAGCTCGAGTTCATCTCGCGGACGGCCAACGCGCACACGATCACGGCGACGGGCCTGATCGACGACGGCGTCACGGGCGGCTCGAAGACGACGGCGACGTTCGCCGCGTTCGCCGGGGCGTCGTGCGCCTTCCGCAGCTACGGTGGGAAGTGGAACACCGTGTCGCTGAAGGCTGTGACTGTCTCCTAGTCATGACGAGCCCACGCGAGTGGTGGCACGCGCACGACCACCCCGTCTGGGGGCTGGCGAAGCTGGTGGTCATCGCCTGTGCGGCGGTGGGTATCAGCTACGTGAACTCGTCGAGTTTCGACATGGGTGAGGTCATCACGGCCCTCGGGTCCGTGACTGTGACGAAGCTGCTCAGCTAGTCGGCGCGTTGCTGGGAACGGAATGTCCGACGGGGAAGACCGGGCCGGCTGAGATGCTGCCGCGCCCAATCGGTGGACCTGTTGTTCCGGGATGAATCGCCGGGTGTTCCGATGCTAAAGCGCCGGGTAGAGCGCCACTCCTTTCGAGGGGGTGGCGCTAGTTTTTTGGGCCACTTGTTACTGTAGAATGTTATCTTAGAGTGGCAACGTGGAAATCACAGAAGAAGTCGTCTATCTTCGTGGCAAGGTCGCAGAACTTTCGGCTCTGGTTGTAGAGCTCCTAAAGTCGAACACGGACATGCTCGAAGAATCTCGTCGGTTAGGCCGCGGGATTGGCAAAGTCTATCGGTGCAAATGCGGCCAGGCGTCTCGTGGACGTGGCCAGAGCTACTGCAAGTCATGTCATGCGGCGTATATCCGGGCGTACCGTCGTCGTGTTCCGTTGACGCCAGATCAGAAGAAGAAGTCGACCTGCCGCGCGTACACGAAGGTTCTACAGTCTCGCGGTGTGCTCCCGGCTGGAGTCTGTGAAGGATGCGGCGACCCTCGGGCGCAGAACCACCACCACTGGGGGTACGACAAGCCGCGGTGGTTCATCCGCTTTTGCAAGGCATGCCACCGAGCGGTCCATGGCTGACCGCCCGTACGTGTTTCGAAACGGTGTGCCGATGCAGGCGCCAGAGGGCTACGCTCTCACGCCAGCACACCAGGCGTTCGTCCGAAAGATGTCCGACGCAGAGACGTTCGCGGCGGCGGTCGAGGCGCTGGAACAGGCGCCGCTAGACGCGTGGGCCTCGGCGGACCTCCTGACGGGTGCTCCGTGGGCGCGGCGGTACCTGACGAGCATGGCGCTGCTGTGGGCCCGCGGGAAAGAAGGGCGCCGCTTGTCCCAGCGCGGTGTCCGGGCCCTCCTGACGGCCCTGTCGGGACGCCGGCCCCGTGTCGGGCGGAAGGGCGCGGCGCCGCTCACGCCGGACGAACTCGTCGAGGCGACGGAATGCCTAGTGCGCTGGCGTTCGGTCGTGCACGCCGCCTGGGACGGCCCACGAGAGGCGATGTTCGACGTCCTGCGGCTAGAGGCCGTGAAGCGCTTCGACCTCTCTGAGGCCCATCGTCGCCAGCTGCGCGCGCTCCTGTACCGGAAGTCGACGCGCCGGCACCACGTCGCGTTGGCGCTCGCCTCGTGGGAGTTCGGCCGGTCGGTGCGTGCCGCGGCCGAAGTGGCAGATGTGGTGTACGGTTAATCGCGTGCGGTGTTAGAAGTACTCGGTTCGTTGTCAGAATGGTGGAGGAGTGTCTATGGCGAAGCGGTTGTCAGCGCGGGAAGTCAACGAGAAGAACACGGTCGAGGTCGATCTGGGCGACGGCACGTCGGTCCTGGCGCGGAAGCGCTCGATGGACGACTTGCTGTTCGAAGGGAAGCTGAAGATGCCGCTCCTGCTGGCCGTGCAGCGGATGGTCGGACTCGGCGAGAAGGCGTCGCTGATGGACCGGGTGCAGGCGCTCGGGCCGCAGGGCGAGGAACTGGCGCAGGTGCTGCGGCAGCATGCGGTCGACGTCGTGCTGGACCCGAAGATGACGACCGAGAAGGTCTCGGAGCACCCAGACATCCTGTCGGCGTGGGACGTGGCCCTGCCGAAGCTGATGCTGATCTGGTCGGCGACCGTCACGAGTCCAAAGGTGGTGGCCGACGCGGCGGATCGATTTCGTCGAGGAGCACGTGCACACGCTGCTCCTGCTGCACCAGCTGGGAAGCGCGTACGGAAGGCCGCCAAGCAGCTGGATCGTAAGCGCGTCGAGTTCGCTGGCCGCTGACCGCGAATTCGCGCTCGACCTCGACGCCGCTTGCTTGACGCTGGGCCTCGACGCGGCCAAGCGTGCGAAGGAACAGCGGGACGCCCAGCGCGGAAGTTCGTCGTCGTACACGAAGACTTTCGGGAGCTAACGACCGATGGGCGACAACGAAGTTCTGATCAAGGTCGCGGCGGACATTGCGTCCGCCGTGGCCGCGTTGTCGCAGGTGTCGGGCCAGCTGAATGATCTGCTCGCCGGCGTCGCCGGCATGCAGGAACAGACCGAAGAAACAGAAGTCGCGACGAAGTCGTTCTGGGAGACGTGGGTCACCGGGGCGCAAGGCGGCACGACCGCGAGCGTCCTGTGGGGCGAGCAGCTGTCGAAGTCCGTCGACATCCTGAAGTCCGGCCTGTACGACCTGGCGATGTCGTTCCCGAACTCGGTGAGTCAGGCGGCGAATCTGGGCGATGAGCTCTTCACGATGAGCAATCGCATCGGCGTCAGCGTCGAGGCGCTTGGAGAACTCCGCTACATCGCGTCCCAGACCGGGGCGCCGCTGGAAGCGATGGGGCGCACGATCTTCGACCTCGTGCGGAATCTGTCCGAGGGGAGCGACGACTTCGTCAAGGCCATCCAGAAGCTCGGCTTCACGCTGGAACAGCTTCGGGCGATGAGGCCAGAAGACGCGTACTTCGCTATCCTGAAGGCCATCCAAGAGACGGTGCCGGTCTCGGACCGTGCTGCGGTCGCGATCGAGATTTTCGGCAGCAAGTTCCGCACGCAGTCGATGCTGCTGAACGAGGACATCAGCGACATCCGTGACCGCTTCAAGGAGCTCGAGCTCGGCATCAGTAAGGAGTTCGCGGAAGCAGGCGACAAGTTCAACGACGCGCTCGACGACATCCGGAAGACCCAGGAAAAGTGGACCAACGACATGGCGCTGAAGGTGCTGCCCACGTTGACGACCTTCTTGGAGTATCTGCCGGTGGTCGGCGGCGCTGTGCTGAACCTAGTCGACGGCCTGGAGTCGTTCGCCATGTCGTTCGTGCCGCTCGCGGCGAATATCGCGACGATCAAGAGCGCGAACATGCTCGGCTGGGTCACCACGCTGGGCAACACGATCCCGGTCCTGACCGCGCGCATCTGGCTGCTCGAAGCCTCGGAGAAGGCGCTGGCGCTTGCGACCTGGGCCGCCGGCACCGCGTTCGCGTCGCTGGCTGTCGGTCTCGCGGCCGTGACGGCAGCGGTCACGATCCTGTACCAGGCGTGGAAGTGGTGGGAAGAAGCGTCGGCGCGTTCATCGGCCGCGGAACGCCAGGCCGTCATCGACAAGTCGAACCTGGAACGCATCAACAAGCGTCTCGGCACGAGCTACACGTCGCTCGCCGAAGCCGTGGCGGCGTACAACAAGCAACAGAAGGACAATCCGCCGGCGAAGCAGGACCCGTACGCGAAGCAGGCCGCAGACCTGTTGGCGGCGAAGACCCGCCTGAACGAACTCAGTGCGTCCCAGAAGGCGGCGATTGTTACCGCGCTGGAGTACAGGAACGCGTCCGACGTGTCGAAGGAGTTCAACGTCAGCGAACTCGCGCTGAAGCTCCTGACGAAGGAAGTGAAGTCGCACGCCGACGCGACCAAAGAAGCTCGGGAGTTCCAGCAGAAGTTTCAGGAATCGGTCGAAGAGAACCGCCTCAAGTCCATCGAAGCGTCGAAGGAATTGAGTGCGTACATCAAAAAGACGAATCAGGACCTCGTCAACAGCGCGGCGAAGCTGTCGGACGTCTCGCGGTATCTCGAAGATCGCTACACGAAGCCGATCGCGGATGCGGTGCTTCGCACGACGAAGAACATCTCGGAGATGAATCAGGCGCTCATCATCGACCAGATGACGGGCATCGAGAAGCGCTTCGAACTGATCAACCGCGCTGAAGCCGCTGAGATCGAAGCCGTGCGTTCGACCGTCGGGATCAGTGATGTGCTTCGCAAGCAGGAGCTCGACGCGATCGCGAGGAAGTACGCGGATCAGCGCAAGTTGGCCTTGAAGTACACCGGCGATGTGAAGCGTGACGCGGAAATGCGCGGGATCGAGTTGAAGCAAGAGCTCTTGGTCGAGTACGCGACCGAGAAGCAAGTGCTTGCCGACATGTTGAAGAACCGTGAAATGTTCACGGACGACGCGATCAAGCAGCAGAAGCGCATCGTCGACGGAGCGAAGAAGGCGGCCGGCGAAGAGGGACTGTCGTTGGTCAAGATGTTCGAGACCGTGGCTGGTGTCGTTGACCAGACCTCGGCCTCGCTCGCGCGCTTGGGTGACGTGAGCGGCAATGAGACGCTCGGCAAGTTCGCGAAGGGATACCAGAAGGCGTCGCAGTACATCAAGGACGGTGCGGCCGCGGCGAAGGCGTGGGCCTCAGGCGATTACCTTTCTGCGGTGATTCAGTCGATCAACCTCGCCATCAACCTGATGGGCGACTTGTGGGACACGTTCACGAAGTCGCCTGGCGAGAAGCAGGCACGTGAAGTCGGCCGAGATTTCGGCGTCGCGATCTCCGAGGCCATGGGCGACACGATCGCGGCGGAAGCCGAGAAGCTGTTCGGCGGCGATCGGTTTGCGGCCTCGATCTACAAGATGGCCGACATCATCAAGGAGGCCGGCGGCGTCACGGAGAAGAACTTCTCGCAGATGCTGGGCCGTCTCCGCGATGTCTTCTCGATGATTGAGACGGGCAAGTTCACGGTCGAGCAGGCGACGCAGGTCCTGAACGAGAACTTCGACGCGTTCGCGGCGCATGTCGCCAACAGCAAGACGATTGTCGACCAGTCGTTCCAAGAAATCTTCGAACTCAATGCGCGCTTTGGCACGGAGAGCGAGAAGATCGCGGCGTTCCTTGAGCGCCAGACGGCGGTGATCGGTGCGGGTCTGTCGGCGCAGTTGAACGCAGCGAACGGCACGTATCAGGGTCTCGCGGAGCGCGTCTCGAAAGCCAAGGATGAAGTCGAGAAGCTGACGAAGGCTCAGGCGGATGGGAAGGACGTCTCGCGGGAGCTCGCGAAGGCGCAGGCCGACCTCGCGCAGGCGCTGTCGCTCCAGAAGGACGGCGCCGCCGGCGTCGCTGACGATCTCGACCGCGTCGGTCGCCTGGCGGTCGCGTCGTTCAACGCAGCGATTGCGAAGGGCGCAGACTGGGTGACGGCGATCGGCGCGATCGGCCCAGCGTTGAAGTCGATCACGACGCTGCAGGAGAACCTCGGCATCGTGTCGAACGATGCGGCAGTGAACGAGCTTCTTCGCTACCAGCGTCTGACGGAAGAACACAAAGGACTGTTCGAAGCCGCGTCCGGCCTCAATCAAGTTATGGTCGCGATGTCGTCGATCGGCGCTCTAAACGTAGAGACCCTTGCTGACCTCGAGGCGCAGGGCTTGGACACGTTCGAGCAGCTGACGGCGGCTGGTCTGTCAGAACAGCAGGCGTTGATGCAGATGAAGGACTGGCTGGTGAACGTCGAGAAGGCCCACAAGGACCTCGGCATCCCGGTCGACGAGAACACGCAGAAGCTGCTCGACCAGGCGCGTGCGCAGGGCATCTTGAAGGATGAAGGCATGAGCACGAACGACATCCTGATCGAGGGCTTGCGGGCCCTGATCCAGGCGGTCGGTGGCGACGTGCCGGACGCGTTCAACAAGATGTCGCGTTCCGCGAAGGCCGCAGCGGAAGAGACAGGCACGTCGATCGAGGATCGTGTGCAGGACCCGATTGACGAAGTAGATGTGAAGCTCCGGGAAACCCAGTGGGCTGCTTACGCAGAGCGTGGGTCGTCGGCGTCTGACGACATCGCGGGTAGTCTTGGCATGCTCGACGACGGCTTCGGCGGAATCGCGCACCAGATTGAGACGACGGACTGGAGCAGCTGGGCGCAAGAACTTGTTGAAGCCGCGGAAGAAGCGTCGTACGCCGTTGACGCGGTGTCTCTGGGCCACTCTCCCGGCGGCCTGAAGGAAATCCCGTTGAAGGTGAAGGACGCCGTGCGGTCTTTCCGGGACTTCGAGCGCTACGGTGTGGCTGCAGCGGAGGCCGTCGGACGTGAAGTGGACGCCCTGTCTGCGGCCAGCGTGGGCATCTCGTCAGCGTCGAATAACGCGGTCGCTCGGGCGTCGGAAGAGAAGGACCGTCAGACTGTCGTGAACACTGAGTTGGTGAACGAACTCACGCTGATGCTCGAAGTCGACCCTGCGTCGGGTGACATCAAGGCGCGAACGACCGAAGGTGAAGTGCTTCGCATCGTGCGTCGAGGCTTGTCTGAAGGTACGATTGCGGTTCCGGTCAGGTCGCTGACCTCTCGGGTGACATAGTGCCGAACATTCGCATTGGATACGTGAACCGCTGGACGACCGGCACGCTGACGGCGTCGACAGCAGCGACGGGCCTGCCGGCCGAGGCTTCGCAGAATCCGGATCGCTCGTACGTGTGGCGCTCGACAGCGTCGACTGGCGCGGCGACGTTGGACATCGACTTGGGCGCAGCGTCTCGACCCACGATGGTCGCTGTAGCGAACGTGAAGCTGGTCGGCACTGGCGTCCTGCGCCTGAACCAGCGGGGCATCAGCGGGTCGCCAGGCTCCGCGACGCTGGTGGCGACGTTGCCGACGCAGAACACGGAGACGTCGACGGCGGTTGTGTTCCTCCAAGTCGACCCAGCAGATTCGTTCCGGCACTGGCAGTTGGAGTGGACGAACCCTTCGGCGACGAGCGACTACGCGGAGCTCGGCTTCGCGTTCTTGGGCACGTACTTCGAACCCACGCTGAACATCAAGTCTGGCTGGGAATCGGAACGCCCGGACCCCAGCGTTGAACGCGTGTCGCTGGGCCGCCAGAAGCAGTTCGCCGTGCGTCCGAAGTACTTCCGTGGGTCGTTTGTCTGGGATGCCCTGAAGACGACGGACTTCGACACTTTGTCGTCGGTGTGGCACACCGTCGGCCGCACGACTCCGGTAGTGCTGTCGGTCGATGCGGAGAACGCAGCTTGGTCCACCTGGTTCGCGCGGCTGGTCGAAGCGCCACGCCGTCAGCATCGTCTGGCGTCGCGTCGTCACGGGTACACGCTGTCATGGGAAGAGGTGCTGTAGATGGCGACCTTCGCGGCGTTTCTGGCGGCGTATGAGCGACAGGAAGTCATCGTCGCGTGGATGAAGACGCGTCGGCAAACGACGGGCTGGACCGCGGTAGGCGTCGGTGCGCCCAACGCGTATCAGACGGCGATGTCCGGGTTCATCGGAACCTCCCAAGTCGTCGGCGGAGTGTACGCGAAGGTGACAGCGGTCTACGAAAACGACGTAACGCTCACTGAGCGGACGTCGTTGGCGCTGGTGAACTCGAACGCCGGCTCGTGGTATTGGGACCCTGCGGCAGCGCTGCTCTACGTGCGCTCGACTGGCGGTGGCGACCCGGACACGTACTCGATGTACGCAGTTGAACGCGAGATCACGTTGTCTACGACACCGATCGTGCTGAACGACACGGATGGCAGTGCGTCGACTGGCCGGTACTACCACCCGTGGATTTCTAGCGAAATCGGCTCGGTGCTCGCGGAATCGACCGATCCGACGACGGGTCGCATGAACTTCCGTGGCGGGTCGCTGACGCTCGCGTCTGTGGGCGGGTTCTGGCACGCGCTCGTAGCGGCCGACAGCGGCTACACGTGGGAGAACGTGCGCATCACGTTTGCGATCGGCGGCAGCTACGGCGCGGAAGTACTGTTGAAGTCGCAGTACTCGACGATCGCGTCGATGACGATCTACCGAGTTGACGACCTCGACGACACGTCCGTGACTTTTCGCATGAACCCGATCGCGAAGAGCTTGGACGTCTCGTCGGCGCCGACCCCGATCTTTGAAACGTCATATCCGAACCTTGCGGACGGCGTGCGTGGCTTGCGGAAGCCGATCGTGTACGGCCGGCTGTGGATGCGACCCGTCTGCGTAGACACGGCGACGAGCTACGGGGTGTTCTTGATCGCCGACGCCACGTTCCAGACACTGACGGCGATCCACCGAGTCGATGCGATCCCGAAGTCTGGCGGCCAGCGCGTCCAGTTGAGTTTTGGGTCAGATTTCACGTTCAATCTGACGACGTGCACGGTCACGCTGGTCTCGCCGTCGTACACGTATCTGACGCACGACATCATCGTCTATGTGTCGGGAAAGCCTGGCGGAGTTCGTGGGTACCTGTCGACGTTCGGAGAGATTGGGCAAGACCTGTTGACTGCGGTAGCGCGCGTCCCGACGTCTGACATCGACACGGCGTCGTTCACGCAGGCGACGAATGACTACCCAGCGGAACTCGCGGTCTTCTTGGACACGACGCGCACGGTAGCCTCGGTCATCTCGAGCGCCGAACCTGGGACTCCCTCGCTCGAGCGGTCGATCCACGGGTCGATCTACGTGAGCCGCGAAGGCAAGTTCACGGCGCGTGTCTGGTCGCCGCCTAAAGACGTGTCGACGTTGACGCTACTCCGCAAGGAACAGTGCGAAGGACTGAAGTTCCACCATCGAGAAGAACGTCTGATTGTGAGCGGCACCCGGGTGTTCTACGCGCGAGACTACGCGCTGAACACGTGGGCGTTCTACGAGAAGATCGACACGCCGAAGCAGTATCTGGGGAAGACGAACGACGTGATGGAGTTGTACACGTATCTCGCAGCGCAGGCGAACGCGCAGGCGCAGGCGGAGCGGTACCAGATTTTGTTCGCGACGGCGTACATGGAAGCAGACATAGCGGAGATCGGGGCGACGCAGTTGCTCTCGTCCCCGATGGATCGCGTGCTCCTGACGTACTCGCCGGCGCCAGTGTCCGGTGTGGCGTACTCGTTGCGCGTGTTCGAATTCGTTAGACTGGAGCGCATCTACGCGCCACAGTTGGGCGTGCGCGCGTCAATCTGGGACTTAGAAGCGACGGGGTTGGCGAAGAACGGCGGTCTGTGGATGTCGTCTGGATCGCCGACATATGCCGCGGCGTCGGCGGCGCAACGCGAAGTCTCGGGGTTCTGGTGTGATTCCGCAGGAGACCCGGGTTCTGGTGGGGCCTTTGTAGGCCGATCGAAGTGGGTATAGACGATGCCTCTGACTCAGACTGTTCCTTCGGTAGGTAACGCGACGAAAGCCGATGAAGCGATCGCGTTTCGAGACAATGACCGTATCTGCGGTGCAGGCGTTGTCGCAGGACATCCTCTGCTGATCGGAGGGAGTCATGACGACTTCGAGTACGGTACGACCTACGCTCGCTTGCCTGACTGTCCGGCGTTTGAAATTGACGGAGCGTTGGCGCAATACGTAACAGTGTATCTTGAGGCGGAAGCTATTCGAGAACCATCAGCGTCAGGCACTGTCAGTTGCGTAGTTGATCTCTACAACTTGACAGACGCTGCGCAAGTCTCTGGGTCTGAATTGACTATCAGTGTTGACGTAGCGAATCCAAGCACCAAGCACGGGAAGACGTCGTCGTTCACGCTCAATAGCGGAGTAAAGAGATACCACTTCAGAATCAAGACAGGTACGTCTCTCGTCGGCGTGGCCGCTTGGGTTAAACTCGTGGGGAAATCATCATGACGAAAGCGTTTCTGTCTATCGTTCTCTTGCTTGCGCTGTCGTCTCAGGCGAACGCGCAGCGGTACTACATCTTCCCGAACCTTGTGCAGATTCGAGGCACGGCGACCGTCGCGCTCGAGGTGCTCGGCGGCATCAAGACGGCGAAAGAAGTCGTAACCGAAATCACAGACGCGGGCACAAGCAACGTCACGACGGCCGCGATCTTCTCGAGGAATGGTGCGTCGACTACGACAGTGGCGCGCGGCGTGGGCATCGCCTTTCGTGACGCCAACAATCAGACATGGGTAGCGGGCATCTACGCTGAACGCACGAACTCGTTCGCGAACTACAACGGCGACTTGGTCATCAAGGTTGCCGAGGGGGGGGCGGCGGTGCCGTCGACGACGTGGAGCGGCGCTGGAGGCTTGACCGAGCGCCTGCGCGTCAAGTCCGGAGGTCCCGTCACGATCACCGGTGGGATGTCAGCGTCTGGGGATGTCTCGGCTTTGACGGTCTCGGCTGGTACGGTTGGAACTGGAACGTCAGCAACGTTGCACGCGACGTCTAGCTTGCTGTCTCCGCCGTACTTGGAACTCGGCTATGAGCCGAACGACAACGGTGCGGCTGGTCGTATCAAGTGGACGATGAAGACCGGATCGATCCGCTACACGTGGATCGACAGCGCGGGCGACATGCGCATCCACACGGCCGCTCCAAACAACGATGTCGCGAATGACAATGGGACGTTCGGCGGAGTGGCCGTCGGTGCGCAGACGTCGACATGGGAAAGCAAGAACATCTTGGAAACGGTGTCGAACACGGCATGGGCGCTGGATGAAATGCTGCGTACGCCGGTGTACCGCTTCACGTACAAGAACGGTCGGTACGATGGCGAAGAGTTCATCGGCATCACGACTAAGACGTCTCCGCTCTTTGGCATGGACCACGCCAAGGCGTTCAACCCCCTGACGTCGTTCGGCGTGACGGTGTTGGCGATTCAGGAACTCGAAAAGCGCATCAAGGCGCTGGAACAGAGGTAACCCATGAAGAACGTAGTGTGTGCCGTCCTGCTGGTGTTCGTCGGCGTTGCGGCCGCGGCGTCGCAGATCAGCTGACGCTTCCAGGCACTCGAGAAGAAGTGATGACTCGCTTTGTGTCGGTTTTCATCGTCTGTTTTCTCGTAGGCGCGGCTACCGCGCAAAGCCAACTGCTTGACGCGCTGCCTGACCTACAGCGCTCGAGGTGGGAAGCGCACGTGCTCCGCGTCGAGAACGCGACGCTGCGGGCTGAAATTGCGGACCTCCGCGCGAAACTCGATTCGGCGAACCTGTCGTCGGAGCGCTTCTTGCTGGAGCAAGAGTTCCGGGACGTCCTGAAACCGCCCACGGATGCGCTGTTCGACTGGTCGACGGGACGTTTTGTGAAGAAATAGACGGATGAATTTTACGTGCAACGTCGTAGAATTCACCGTGCAGAATCGCTAGAATCCCGATGTGCCTATCGACGAAATCCTCCGACTCGTCAGGGATGGCGGTTCCATGGCACTCCTGGTTGTTGCCGTACTGGGCGGCTTCAAGGGGTGGTACGTGTGGCGTTGGCAGCATGATGCCGTCATCGCGCAGTACGTCGAGGAAGTCGACGCGCTGCGGCAAGAACGTGACGAGTGGAAGGCTGTCGCTCTTCGTGGGTTGTCAGTAGCCGAGCGGGTGACTTCTTGAAGAAGAGTATCTTTGCTCTTATGACTAAGCCTCGCAAAGTCGCTGGACGAGACACTGCATCGGATCTGTCCCGGCGCAACGAATTGGAAGCGGCGAAGTCGAGGTTGGACGTCGTCGAGTCCAGGGAAACACGGCGCGATGAGCTTCTGCACTTCGTGCTCGCCTCCGCGAGTAGCCGAGCGAACTGATGGACCGTTCGCTGGACTCGTTGTCGTCGGCGTTCTATCCGTTGGCGTGCCAGTGGATCGCTCGAGTTGTTGCTCGTGGCGTCGCTGTGCAAATCATCCAGACGTCTCGGACGCTCGCTGAGCACCAAGCGAACCTCGCGTCCGGCACCTCCTCCACTTCGCATTCGTTGCACCTGCCACGCCTGATGCGTTGGAACCGCGAGCTCGCGGTCTTCGACGTGACAGACGCGAAGAAAGCGGACGCGATGGACATCGCGCCGTACGAGCAGTACTCGCTGCACGGTCCGGACAAGCTCCAGTGGAACGCGTCTGATCCGGCGTGGGGTGTCATCGGCGAGGAAGCGGAGCGGCTGGGCCTCCGCTGGGGCGGTCGCTGGAAGCAGCCGTTTGACCCAGGCCACGCCGAACTTGTGCTGCCGTGGACCGTCAGCCGCTTGCGCGAAGAGCGGCTGCGCCCGTGGCCGACGTTCAAAACCTAGCCATGGACGCGTTCAACGAGCATCGGACGACCGCCGGTGCGTTGCTGCGCTCGGGGTTAGCAGAAGTCGAAAGATTCCGATTCCTGAAGGGCGGACGGGACGCGCCGTTGTCGTCACCGACCTGCAGAACGTGCACGTCGGGATGGCGTGGTTGACACCGCGTGGGTGGCAAATCGACGCGAGCGTGTCGGTGGCGATTCGCGACAAGCGCTCTGTGAAGGCCGCCGTCTCGGTTGAGTGGTAGACGGATTCGACTGCCCAAGCCCTAGTAGGGTGTAGACGCAAGTGTCCAACCCCTTGTAAGATGCCGGCATGCCCACCGTGAATGCGACCATCGTCGCGAATCAGATCAAGGACGTGCTCGATAAGCGAGACCTTACGCAGCAGGATGCTGCGAAAGGCATCGGCGTCTCCTACCGTCAGTTCAACAGGATCGTGATGGGAGAAGCTGAACCCACGTACCTGTTCGTCAAGAAGTTGTCGGCCTTCGCGCGTGTGCCGCAGGACGACTTGTTTCAAGTGAAGATCACCAAGAAGGCGTAGTCCATGGCCGCATTCCAGACGCACAAGATCGTGATCGACATGGGAGGTCGGAAGTTCTCGACGCTCCAGATCGGGTCCTCGCAGGTGTCGGTCCTGCGCGAGGAGCACTCGCTCCTGTTGGCGGTCGCCGCGGCGGCGTGCAACTGCGACATCGAGGACTTGACGGTCGACCAGGTCAAGTCGCTCGACCTCAAGGCGCTTCGCGCCCGTGCCGCTCAAGGCTAGTCCCGCGCTGCTCGCCTTACTGAAGGCGCGTTGCGCGACGAAGCGCCCGAAGTACGGCAACACGAAGGTCCGTCTTGATGGACTTGCGTTCGACTCGAAGCTCGAAGCGCGACGCTATCAAGAGCTCAGCATCCTGCAGAAAAGCGGGGAAATTCGCGACCTTCGAACGCAAGTGTCGTACACGATCGTTGTCAACGGCGAGAAGATTTGCCGCTACGTTGCAGACTTCGTGTACGAGAAACGCCGTCCTGTTGCCGTGCTGTGGGGAACAGACTGGCAGTGGACGACGGTCGTGGAAGACTGCAAGAGTGAAGCAACGAAGACGGCGACGTATCGCCTGAAGAAGAAGCTGATGAAGGCGGTGCATGGCATTGCCATTGTGGAAGTCGAGAGGTTGCCGTCATGGAAGAAATTGTCCTGAAGATCACGCGCACGCCGGAAGGGAACGTCCAAGTCGAAGGCCCGCTGGACAACAAGATGTTGTGCTACGGGATGCTTGGGATTGCACATGAAGCGGTGATGAAAGCGGGCTCGAAGATCGTGAAGCCCGACTTCGCGATTCCGCCCGATTTGCGTCGTCCGAGTTAGACGGAAACGTCCGTCGTCTGCTATGCTGGTCCTTTGGAGGCCACATGGCAGAGCCCACGAACTCACCGGATGCGCCGCAGACCGCGGCGCAGTCCGTCCCGCCGACTGACGCACCAGCCACGAAAACCGTCGATAAGTTCAAGATGCCCGAAGTGATTCGTTCGTCGGAAGACTACGAGCGCACGTTCGCGTATCTGAAGTCCCGCTATCACCTGCTGACGCCAGTCGCGTCGTTCAGCGGGATGGCGCCGCAGCACGGTCTCGTCGTCGCGAAGGTGATGATCAGCCCGGACCCGGCTGACGGTGAAGTCTACCAGGACAAGCTGTTCTGCAAGACCGGGTCGAGGAATCAAGACGACGACGAAGTCGCGATCACGAAGGTCGGCCTGCGGAAGCTGGCCTTGGCCGCCGGCCTCAATCTCAGTGCCGAGATTCTGCTGGCTGAACAGAACCACTGGATCGTGCGCGGGAACTGCCAGTTCCTCGGTCTCGATGGCTCGGTCCAGTCGTTCTCGGCGACGGAAGAATACGACCTCCGTGACGGGTCACCGCAGGTTCGCAAGAACGCCTCGGAAGCCGAGAAGCGCATGGCTCGCTCGCATGGCTTGCGCGGCGCGGAGTCTCGCGCGCTCAACGCCGCCTGTCGAGAGTACGGCATCCGTCAGAAGTACACGCGCGGCGAACTGAAGAAGGCGTTTGTGCTGATGCGGATGATGTTCATCCCGGACGCCTCGAACGAAGTGCAGATGCGGCTGGTGACGCAGCAGGCGCTCGCCGGCGTGAGCCGCATGTTTCCGCAGCCGTCGCTGACGACGCCGCCGTCGCTCGAACCGATTCAAGGGTTGCCCGCGCAGGGCACTCCGATGCCACCGTGGCAGGATGAACCGATCGACACACACACGGTCGAAGACGATCGCGCTGACGTGTCTGACGACGGTGCGCCGGACGGCGTGACGCGCATCCAGAAGATCATCGAGACTCAGAAGGAGCGCAAGGCGCCCAAGACCGGCAAGTTCACGAAGTGGACAGTCGTTGACGCTGAGGGCGTCGAGTACGTGACGATCAAGTCCGACATCGCGAAAGCGGCCGAGGCGCTCTGGAACAAGAGCGACTGGACGAAGGGCCGGCTGGTCGAGATTCAGTTCCGTCGCAACAACTGGAACGAGAACGAAATCGAAGAGATTCTTCCATGCTGACGGACCGCCAGCACGCGACCTTGTCGGTGCTCGTGCCAAAGAAGGATTCTGCGCCGCATGCAGTGATCAAGCCGAAGTCGGCCGTTGTCGGCGTCGTGCACTCTGCGCAGAACGAGAACTGCGTGATGCTCGACGTCTACTACGAAGGCAACCTGTACGGCGCCGTGAATCTCGTCGAATACGACGACCGTCTCCAGTGCGCGGCGGGACGGCTGTTGACGCGGTATCCAACAGTCGCCAGGGGTTTCTGGCTGGTCGACATGTTCGACATCGTCGGTCGGGTCAGCTACACGTACGACTCGGCGCACAAGCTCTGGCGGCGCGGTGATCTCGTCATCTCGGACCGAAAGGCGCTCGACGCATGGCTACAGTGATCCCGTTGGTGCCGACGTCGCCCTGCGGCCCGTGCACTCTCTGCTGCAAGGTGATGGGAGTCAAAGACGTGACGCCCGCCGGCGAGTGGTGCCAGCACGCGAAGAAATCTCGCGGCTGCGCCATCTACGATGACCGCCCGCAACCGTGCCGGGACTTCCAGTGCCTCTGGGTGATGGGACAGTTCGGTGAAGGTGCCGTCGAACTGCGGCCGGATCGGTTGCACGCCGTGGTCACGCGGACGAAAGACGGGACGAACATCGTTGTCTACGAAGATGCCGGGTGGCGAGGGCATGCACGTGCCTTCCTGCACGACACGATCCGGACGTACACGAGAGGCGATGTGAAGAACTACGTCATCGTCGTGTGCGGTGAAGAGCGCGTGTTCTACGGATGGAAGAAGCAGTTCGAAGCACTGCAGGCGCAAGACTCGCAATGGGGGACGTGATGGCGCTACTGACCAGAGACGAGATCGTGTCCGAAATCGCTTACGCCGTGCGCGATGGCGCGGCAAACATCAACTCCGTCCATGACCGTTTGTGCGGGCGCAGCCGCAAGGATAGCAGGTATTTCGCCGAGGTGCTTGGCGAGATGATCCGCGACGGCGTGCTGGTGTCAGTTCGCCCCGGTTTCGTGGCGGCGCGCTAATACTGGTGGTGGGGACGTTCGACAAGTAGTAGGAGTCGGGAATGATGGTCTTCAAGTTCACAGACACGGACAGGAAAACAGGCAAGCTCGCGGACCTCGACATCATCTTCACGGACGGCGACTTGCGAGGGCTGAAGCTCGTCGGGTTCGCCATCTGGGAGCGTGCCAACGGGAAGCCGAGCGTCACGTTTCCCGCGCGGCAGTACAAGGTCGGCGGCGAAAGTCGCTCGTACGCGTTGTTGCGTCCGGCAGAGAGCGTCGACGCGTCGAACGCGCTGCGAGACGCCATTCTGCAGTCGTACGACGCCTACGTGGCGGAGAAGAATGCCGCCGATGGTTAGCTTCATCGTGCCGGTCATCGGCGACGCGCACTTCAAGAGCGACGCGCGCCAGGAAGACCGCCTGCGGTCGGTCGACCAGATCATCGACGAGTGTTTCCCAGAGCCCGTGGGGTTCTGGGCCATCCCAGGCGACCTGTTCGACGGGATTTCAGACGTGGCGTCGCGCAATGCGTGGCTCGATCGCGTGAAGCGCATGAAAGCGAAAGCGCCTGTCGTGATCTGCTACGGGAACCACGACCGAGATGGCGACCTATACTACCTCGCCGACAGCAAGTTCTTCACGAATTCGTACCCGGTGTACGTGCTGGACCGTCCGACGACGTTCGATCTCGTGACCCCGCAGCTGTTCAGCGTGCGGGTCTTCGCGTTGCCCTACCCGCATCCGTCAGGTCTGGTCGCCGACGGGACGCCGCCGGACGCGGTGGTCGCGACGGCTGCCGCGATGCTCGACGTGATCTTCATGGACGCCGGAGCGAAGCTGATGCAGGCGGAAGCGTTGTGCCTGCCGACGCTGATGATCGGCCACGCGAACGTCAGCGGCAGCCGAATGTCGACGGGCCAGCCGCTGATCGGCAAGGAGATCGAGCTCGACGCCGGCATGCTGCAACGCCTAGGGAGTTGCCCGAAGATTCTGAACCACATCCACTTCCCACAAGAGATCGGCGGTGCGGTGGAAGTCGGGTCCGTCACGGCGATGTCGTGGGGCGAGGTCGAACCGAAGCGCTACATCAAGGTGATCTACGGCCACGACAGCCTGCGATGGACGTGGACGTGGGACGTCGTGTCTGTGCCGCTGCGCACGCCTCGGCTCGTGCACGTGAACGCGACGTTCGACAACCTGTCGTTTGAGTACGACATCCAGCCGTCCGACGTGCCTCCGCAGTCTGACGTCCGCGTCCGGATCACGTTCAAGGAGTCGGAACGGCTGTTCTACGAGCATGGGCGCGGTCAAGTCCTCGATGCGTTCGTGCACGCCAGGCGCGTCTTCTTGGACCCGATCTGCGAAGCCGACACGGGCTTGCGGTCGCCAGAAGTCGCGGCCGCGGTGACGCTGGTCGAGAAGATCGAAGCCTGGGCGCATGTCGTCGGGCTGCAGGTGCCGGACATCGCGTCGGCTGTGGCGGAACTCGAGACAAAGACGCCAGACGAAGTCGTGCTGGCCTGTGAGCGCCGGTTGGACGCGCTGATGAAAGGGACCGATGGGTCGATTGAAAGCTGATTCGGTCGCCGACGCGACGGACGCCGTCGACGAAATGGAACGTGCGGTCTTCCACTTGCGCTCCGCCACAGCGGCGGCAGCGTTGGCGGATGCGCCGATGCTGCTGAAGAAGTTGAAAGGGATCAAGAAGTCTGCCGCTGGCGCATTGAACCACGCGCGCCATCGGCTGTCTCGGACGAAGCGCAACCGCCCGATGAATCGTCGAGGTGCCTGATGGAAACCCAGGAACGAGAACTCCGCGCTGCAGCGTTGCTGCGGCACAACGCCGTGCTGAAGACCAGGTCTCCGAAAGAGACGTCTGCGCATCTGGGCTCGTACCAGCTGGAGCATGAAGACTTCAGCTTGTTCGGCCATGACTCGGATGAACTGCTCGTGTTGGGCTGCGAGATGCTCGGGATCGTCGGCTACTTCGTCTACATGCGTCGCGTCACGACGTACCGCGTGTTCGAATCCAGCGCCGAAAACGCGCAGGACGCGTTCTTCGATGACAACGCGGTCGAAATCGATTCTGAGACAGTTGCCTGCGACGTGGAAACCGAATAGCGGTGCTAGACTGACCGGGCTGGGCCTGACGCTACCCGGTACGCCGCGTTCCGTGCAATTCCGCACGGGCGCGGCGTTCGTCGTTGTGGAGCTTGTATGAAATTGTTGAGAGTCGCGTACGCGAAGATGTGCGGCTTCGCCGGCGGAGAACTGGACCTGCGACAGATCGGTCCTGGACTCGTCACGCTGGCCGGACCGAACTGGAACGGGAAGACGACGCTGCTCGAACTGCCGTTGGCGGTGTTCTACCGAGAATGGGCGAGCCGCACCACGAACGACGTCGCGCACTGGGCCGATGCGCGCGATAGTTGGGTCGAAGCCGACTTCGACGTTGAAGGCGCAGTGTATCGGGCGCGGGTGAACATCGACGGCACGACGAGGAAGTCGCAGGCCGTGCTGATGCGCCAAGGCGCCGACGGCTGGTCGCTGCTGACCGACGGGAAAGTCTCCACGTACGACGACGCGATGGCGACGCTCGTCCCGCCGAAGGACGCGCTGCTCTGCTCGCAGTTCGCGGCGCAGAACCGCGCCGGGTCGCTGACGGGCGCCTCGCGGTCGAACCGGAAGGACTTGTTCCTGTACTTCTTGTGGCTCGACCGCTACGTGCCGATGGCAGATGCGTCGAAGCAGTGCGCGCAAACCGTGTTGCGGACGTCGTCGGCCGTGCGTACCAAGATCGAGACGCTGCTCGGAGAATGCACCGATGAACGTCGGGATACGCTGCAGGCGCAGCATGCGGAGAAGCGCAGCCGATACGACCACCTGTCCGTCGCGCGTGGGTTTCTGGAAGAAGAGCTTGCAGACGCCATCAGCGCGCGCTTCGCGATCGGCGACGCGGTCGCGCAGTACCTCGACGTCTCGGAGCGCCTGACGTCGATTGTGGCGCGACAGCAGTCGGTCTTTGCGTCGCTGAAGGCGCTGCCGTCGCAACGGGACCGGATCACCGCTGACTACCACGCTGATGCGTCTCGAGACCGGGCCCGCGTGGCGAAGCGGACCGCCGTCTTGGTAGAGAAAATCGAGCAGTTCAACGCGCTCGTCGGCAACGTCGACGTGCTGCGCGCACAGGCGAAAGAGAAGCACGACCTAGTCGTCTTGCGCGCGGAATACTCGTCGTCGCTCGAAACGCTGCGCTTCGAAGAGTTCGAACTCAATGCTCGACTGCAGGACGCGCGTCTTGCGGACACCGTGAGCGTGGTGCCGTGCGGCGGGCGGGAGCCGTACGACCAGTGCGGCTTCTTGACGGAAGCGGTCGCCGCGCTGGGGCGCCTGGAAGGCCGTACGGCGCCCGACCTCGAGGCAAGGCTCTTGGGCTCGCAGGAAGAATCCGTGTCGCTCCTGGCCCGCCGTAGCGCCGTAGACGACCGCCTGAAGGCGCTGTCGCACGTCGACTTCGATCTGGCGAACGCGGAGGTGGCCACGGAACGGCTTGCCGGCCATGAATGGGAGCTCGCGAATGCCCGCGAAGAACACGAACTGCACATGGCGTCGTTGGCCACGAGGAAAGACGAACGCCTGACCGAGCTCGAAGACGAACTCGACAAGTTGCGAGAAGAAGAAGACGCGCTCCTCGCCGAGGAAGCAGCCTGCCGGCGCGACGTCGACGTGCACCACGCGGCCTACCAGCGCGCGCTCGTACTCGACGCGTCGATCACGAAAGTGAAAGAAGACCTGGCGACGACGAACCAGGAAATGGCGGTATTGACGACAGAAATCGACGTGCTGGTCGAGCAGTTGGCGGCGTGGTCCGAGAAGCGCGCAGCCGTCGATCGCTTGCAGCCGAAGCTGCAGGTGCTCGACGACGAGCTCCGGCTGTACACGTTCTTGGCGAAGGCGCTGCACCGAGACGGACTCCCGACGCTGGAAATTGCGGCCGCGGCGCCGGCGATCAGCCAGTTGACGACGGACCTGCTCGAGCACAGTGGGTTTGGCACCAGGTTCCGCGTGGACGTGACGACGCTCGTGCCGACGGCAGACGGCAAGGACATGAAGGAAGACTTCGCGATTCGGGTCTACGACAACGAGCGCGGCAAGGACATCAAGGACATCGGCGACTTGTCGGGCGGTGAGCGCATTCTTGTCGAAGAAGCGCTGCGCGCGGCGTTGACTATCTACATGGCATCGAGGCACACTCATCGCGTCCGGACCTGTTGGCGGGACGAAACGACGGGCCCGCTCGATGCGGAGAACCGTCCGCGCTACATCGCGATGCTGCGACGTCTGCGTGCACTGGGCGGCTACGATCACGTCATCTACGTCTCGCACGCGGATGATTCGATCGATGCTGCCGATACGGTGGTGGACGTCCGTCGAGGTGCGGCGACGATTCGGAGGACGGGATGAGTGTTCCGCACACGTCGGTGATCCGCGTAGGCATCATCAACGGAGAAGTGCAAGTCGTCTGCCAGTGTGATCACTGCGACGTGTTCGAAATTCGTGTGCCCGTCGAGCACATGGCGACCGTCTCGAACGCGTTGGCGGAAGCGGCGCGTCAGTTCGGGCTGACCAGCCAGATCGAAACGCTGACGACGACGACCCATCAAGCCTCGGCCGACGAATACATGTCGGTCATGCAGGGCAAGTCACGCACGCACTAGGGGACCGCGCAGCTGACGGCCCTACATCTTGTGGTTGAAGTAGGAGGACGTCGACATTACGCTCGGTGCTCCAAATTGAAAAGCCGGCTGGGGTTCGAGGCCCCGAGCCGGCTAGGTGACACGCGGCAGCTACGCGACGAGTCGTCTGCAAGTGTACGACCCGCCTGAATAACCTGTCCACCACAATCTCGCACTGCCCCTTGGACGCACCGCACCAGCGGGGGGTAGTGGTTCGGCCGTGAGCACTGGGGGATCGTGCCGCTCACAGCGTAGGCGGGTTAGGACGCGCACGGGTGCCGTGGTTGGCCACGGTCTCAAGCCTGACCATGTGGATGTCGCACGCCAACTTGGCGACGTCTGCCCTGTGAAGCGGCTGAGCCGTCGTGGCCATGACCGTGGGCAGGAGCCGACCCTCTTAGGGGTCGTGCTCTGCCTGCTCGCAACTAACCTTCGAAGCCATAACGCTTATGAAAGCACTTAGTAGAGGTATAGCTGCACTACAGAAGTCTCAGAGATATGCCACAGCACTGCGTGATGCGGCGACTTCTTCTGAGAAGGAGATGTGCCGTCTTCTGGACCTCTCGAAGATCAGCTACGTCTTCCAGTCGAACATGTGCGACATGACGTCCGGCACAGTGTTCATCGCGGACTTCAAGATCAAGCGCGTCCCGCCGAAGCGCCCGTCAGGCATGCCGAGGAAACAGTGGGAACGCGAGCGCGATCACCGGAAACTCTTCGTTGAAATCGACGGCACGTCTCACGTAGGACGTGCCGTCTACGACAAGAAGCGCACGCGCTGGATGGAGTCGCATCGGAATGCTGTTGTCTTGCGGTTCTCGAACGACGATGTCTGGACGCGACCGAGTTACGTCCTCGAAGAAATCGAGAAATACTCTCCAGCGAGAAAAACCGTGAACGTCTCGTCGACGAGCCTGTCCCCTAGGCTCATCAAGAGTAGGCGTGTATGACCGTCGATTTGCAGGCACTGTATGCGCTCGCTGACAGCGCGCACGTGGTCTTCTCGCACCGAAAGTTCTCGACCATGTCTTCGTCGGCGCTCGGCGTCTGGATGCGGATGCTGGTCTACCTCCGCATCGAACGACGCGAAGCTGTCCCCGATGCCCTCATCAGGAAGTGGAAGGGCGCCCGCGCGCTGGCAGAACTCGAGCAGCTGGCGCTGATTCGGAAAGTTCAAGGCGGGTATCGGATGCGGAGCCTGGATTCACCGGTGGAATCACCGGCGACGCCGGTCGCAAGCGTCGACGATGCCGTGATGACGTTCCCGGTCGTTGGCGACGAGAAGGAATGGACGCTGACGCGTGACCTCGTGAAGATCATGGAAGAAGCGTACCCCATCGATGTGCACGAACAGTTGCGGTTGGCGAAGGGGTGGCTGGAACTGAACCCTAGCCGGCGAAAGACGGCTAGGGGGATGCCGCGGTTCCTGTCGGCGTGGATGATGAACACGATCGACCGGAGAAAGGCGACGCGTGTGGGCACGGGTCGCACGGGAGCCACGCAAGGGAAGTACGCGAAGGTGCACGATGAATAAGAAGCCGATGATGTCTGCGTCTCAGGTGATCTCGTCGCTCAAGGCGCGCGTTGATGCGTTGAAGCTCTCGGAAGAGTCGCCCGTCGCGTGCGAGAAGTGCGGCGACAGTAAGTGGGTCGAGACGGCGCTCGGATACGTTCGCTGTGAATGCTTCGGCGGAGCCGTCGATGCGTTCGCGCCAACCGTGCCGGCAGAGTTCAAGCACGCGCTGCTGTCGAACTACGAGAAGCTGCCTGGTAACGAGAAAGCCATCGCGGCTGCGTCGGGGTTCCTGAAAGCTGAATCAGGCGACATGTATCTCTTCGGCGGTGTCGGGTCCGGGAAGTCGCGACTCGCGGCATCCGTGCTGAACGAGTACTGGCGGACGAGACGCACCGGCGTCTTCTTTCGTGTGCCGAAGCTGTTGCACGACTTGTCGCCAGCGGTGCCAGACGAAACACGTGACTGGACGTTGTCGCACGTCACCACGACGAAACTCGTTGTGCTCGACGACGTTGGCGCTGAACGCGATGTCGCCACAGACTACACGAGGCGCACGTTGCTGATGATCTACGAAGACCGCGGAGATCGCGGCCTGCGCACGATCTGGACGTCGAATAAGCACCTCGACGACTTGGCGACGATGCTCGAAGACGACCGCCTGACGTCGCGTATCGCAGGACGATCCGACGTCGTCTACGTGAAGACTTCAGATCAGCGGATGGCGAGGCGCCGGCGATGAGCAAGATGACGATCGAATTTCAGAAAATGATGGACGAGCTTCGCGGGAAGAAGCCATCGCTGACGATCAAGCAGGAAAAGACAGAAAAGCGCGCAGGACATCGAGATGTCGTCAGCGACGTTCGGGCGAAAGTCTTCGAACTCGACAGAGCGTGCATCTGCGGCAAGTGCCCGCCGTCCGACACCGACGAGATGCACGAGCTCGAATCGCGCGCGAAGACGCGTGGTCGCCCGCCAGAAGAACGATTCTCGACGAAGAACTGCGTCCGCCTGAGCCGCAAGTGCCACCTCGAGACGACAGGCGACATCGGACGAGGGCGCACGCTCGACATCCAGGTTCTTGACCCTGAGAAGGGTGCAGACGGGAAACTTATGCTGATGTTCAAGAACGGGCGTCTCGCTTTCTACGAGAGAAAGGCATGAACCTTCCTCGCCATGTTGAAGACATCGTCGCATGGATCGGCCGAGAAGCGAGGCGTATTTGGCCTAGTTCAGATTTCCGAGCGTTTGAGCTTCCTACGGCTAGGGCCGTCGCGTTTGAATTGAGAGTGCGCATGGCAGACCATCAAATTGTCCAGGCCGAGATTACCGTGAGCGACGAAGAACTGTACGTCTCAAGAGCGAGCAGAGACGCGATGATGAAAGTCATCGAAGAACAGCTGTTCCATGAAATAGAAGAGCGCATCTACTACGCGTCGATGCCGTTCAGCAAGTCGAATTATCGAGCGTTTGAGCACAGAGTGTCTCGGCAGTCCATGTCCGAGAACTGGTGGGAAAGCCCGACTCAGAAGATCGACGCTCCGTACCAGTCGCTGAAACAAGAAGTAGCAGTCGAAGCCAAGAGCGACGTGCCGCGGTGGTTCCGGAAGATCGACCTCGACGACTAGTAGTCGCACGCATAGCATGGCGGCATGGCACCCACCTTTGATTGGAAATTCCGCATCCCGAGAGAAGACAACCCGAACAACTACAGCACGTCGCTGCTGTGCACCGTTCGACAGATTGTTCTCGGCCTCAAGCGCCCAGTCATCCAGAAGATGCTGGAGTTCAACGCGCCATCGTCCATCCTGTGGGAAGAAATGAAAGTGTTCCACCCGGAGATGGCGCCGGTGTCGAGCAAGCCGCAGCTGGCACTGCTGAAACAGTGGGCCGACGCGAGAGTCGTTGCAGTGACTAGACAGGGAGCGAAAGCGCCGGTGTACACGATCGTGACAGATCGTGGGACCATCCAGTTCGCGCCGCGAGGGCGTTTCGGTCCGCACCTGAAAGTCGTCTAGCACTGGACGACAACGGTTCGCACGCCTAGCATTGCGGCATGTTCACACGTCCAGAATTAGCAGTTTTGCTGCAAGCGCTAGGGCTCGCTGAGCGCTACTACAAAGACAACGGATGCCACGTTGCCGGCATGTTCCCTCCAACGGAAGACACCAGGAAAGAACGCCTTGCGTCTATCCAGCCGCTGATCGAGCGGATTATCGCCATCGAACAGGACGGACGACGATGATTCGACATTGCCGCAAGTGCAAGAACGAGATACCGAAAATTCGACTCGACGCGCTTCCGCACACGCGCACCTGTGTCGACTGCTCAGACGTGACGGCTCCGGTCGGCCACATGTCGTGGGAACACAAGACCGCACCGATGTTCCAGATCGTGCAGCCGTCGCAGTCCGAGTGGTTCCATCGCCATCGTCGCGTCACCGCCGGCGCGCGGTTGCCATTCAGTAGGAAATCGTAGCCATGAACGATCAGCTTGATGTAGTACGAGCGCTGCTTGCTGACGCGTCGAACGCGGTCAGCTACCTGATGGTCGAATCGGACTCGCCAGACAAAGACCGGCTGCTGGCCTACCTTGACAAGGCGATTGACGAGGCGCTCAACGCAGTCGACGCGTGCACAGCCGACCACGACCAGATCGCCTACGACCGTCACGTCGACCAGCAGATCGACGAAGCGAGAAGGAAGTGATCCGCACGGTGTAGGACAGAACTGGACCGACACTTGGCGCTCACTTAGCATTGCTGCATGGCACACGTCGACATCAGAACGTACATCGACACGGACTGGACTGACGCCGTCGTCAAGAACGGAAGCCCAGTCTACATCTCGTACGACGCGAACTCGACGAACGTCGTCGACTCCGCTACCGGGTGCGTGATCTACTCCACCAAGCGCACGCACCGTCATAAGATTCGGGCGGAAGCGTTCATCCGTCTGAACAAGCTCTCTGTCGTCAACAGCCCGGAGGCGTGATGGAAGACCGACTCATAGACGTAGAAGACGCAGTCGAAAACCTGTTCGATGTTTCGCTCGTGAAGCATTACGACTCGACGTCGGAAGACACGTTCGAAGAGTGCTTGATGTGCGGAGACTGGGAAGGGCACAAAGAAGGGTGCCCGATCCCGCCGCTCAAGAAGTGGATGAAGATGCTCGAAGCTGGAGCGACGGTGAAGCGATGAACGCACTTACGCTGATCACGATGGGCTCGCGCACGTTCTTGGCGAAGTTCGCCAAGAGAGACAACGCTGAAGGGACTGCTCCGGACTGGAGCGACCCGACGGTCGTGACGTTGGACGTCGTCTTGCGTGAGCGAGACGTCAAGGTCTTCGGTCGGCAGCATTACGCCGGAGAAATCATCCGCATCTCGGTGTATGGACTGAACTGGTGCGACTACGGGCCCGAAGATTTCGGCGCAGACAACGTGTTCGAAACCGAAGAATGGCGGATGCAGCTGCTCGAGGACAGGAGCGATGCCTAACTACCTTCCCGGCATCCCGCCCGCCGTGTACGAAGTGCGGTACCGAGACCCTAACACCGGCGACGCGTGGCTCGGCGAGATAGAACCTGAATGGACAGTCGAGCGCGGCTACACGTGCCATGGGATCGTCCGGCTGCACGTGGTCGGCCAGGAAGGCGACACGTGGAGAGTCGCGACGTCGCCAGGGAGCGCGCCTCGACGCAAGTTGTACGAAGAAGCAGACGCACGCGGACTGCAAGAAGTCCGCTAGGAGCGAGAAGATGTGGGTGATTTCGAAGTCAGGTTTCTACTCCGTCGTGCAAACGACGGACGGCAAAGTTCAGGTCCGGTCCCGTTCACGGGAAGACCTCGAACGGCTGCAGCAGTTCATGCCTGAGCCTCGAGCCGGCAAGATTCTCAGTACTCCGCACGCGGACTACCCGTACCGGATCGTCGTGATGCCGTCTGTCTGGCAGTACTGCGTCTCGAAGCTGGCTGAAGAAATCGACTACCCGAACTTCAAGGATGCCGTAGCCGCCATCGACCAGGACCGTGCGCAGGTCTACAGTGACGTCTGGGGGACCCTGCGTGCCATCGAACTTGACGCGCGCCGGCCGCGTCTCCGTCGTGACGACGTCGACGACGCCTTCGGCGTCCTACCGCGGCGCACACCCCGGCGCTAGCTCTGCGCGTCTCAGCGACCCTTCCCACCATACGGCGTGTTGCTCACGCTGACCATGCGACGCCTTCGGGTGTCGGCCCCTTGACTGTCAGCCAGCGCGTCTAGCGACGCCGGCGCTACGTCGCGTGCCTGAGTGCCAGGGAGACGCGGCACCGTGTCAACCCCTGCGCTAGCTCGCGCGTACCAGCGATCCTCATCATCACCCGGGCGCGTGGCACAGCCGTGAACGGCGACGCCTTCGGGTGCTCCCACCTTGACGTCTCGTCCAGCGATAGCCGACGACCAGCGACATCAGCGCACTAGCCGACCAGCCTGCGTGCTCCCAGAGGCACCAGCGTTGTCAACCCCACCGCTAGCTCTGCGCGTGTCTCGGCTCCCTATCCTCACCCTCGCGCGTGGCACAGCCGTGTCTTTGATCTGCATTCGGCGTGTACACAGCGTTCAGCGGTTCAGCGTCACCGACTCCGTGAACTCGAGAACACTGACGCCTTCCGAAATTCACGGCGTGTCGATAAAAACGGTCCCGCTAACTCACACACGTCATTCGATTTGTGGGCTGTCGCAAGCGCGTGTCCGGTGGTGTCCTCGACGTCGGTGGTGGTGCCGCATAGCATTGCGGCATGGAAAGAACGCAACGTGAAGTCGTGAAAGTCGGCGCCAGCTTCATCAAGTCGGTTCGCTGGAACGAGGGGTCGATGACGGCGAAAGCAGTGACGCTGACGTCGAAGCTGTCAGAAGCCGCCACCTTCCTTCCTGCGCATGCGGCCGTGCTGCAGAAGCAGTTCGGACCGGAAGCGCGGGACGCGGCGATTGCGCGCCGCCGCGCCGCGGCGCTGACCGCGTCGAAGCTGTTCGCGGAAGCGGTCGCGTCGGTGGGCCTGAGCGACGCGGACATGGCGCACATGCGCCAGCTGCTGAAGGGGCTGTAACGAACTGGATGTGCTAGTCAGCGCGGCATAGCATTGCTGCATCAGTAACCGAGCGCGTTAGCTCGAAGGAGTCTCCGATGACGACGACCGCATTTCTCTCCGCCCCGACTGCCAAGGTGACCGCGAAGTCCGCCGAGCGCATCAAGAAGTCGCTGCAGTCCAAGCGCCCCGCGCTGCTCGCGAAGGTGCCCTCGATGTCGAAGGAAGGCGTCGGCTACGACGTCCGCAAGGGTGCCGACGGCAACATCTACTGCACGTGTCCAGCGTGGCGTTTCCAGCGCAAGCCGCTGATGGAGCGGACGTGCAAGCACATCAAGGCGCTGTCGGCGGCGATTCGGAGCGTGGCCTAGCCATGGCGACGCTGCTTGAAAAGGCGATGGCAGACAGCGGACGTCAGGTCGATGTGACCGACGAAGAGATCGATCTGGCGATCGCGTGGGCTGAGGGAAGGATCACCTTCAGCGCAGCGATGAGGGCGCTCGGAAAGCCGGGAAGTAACGGCACGTACGTGCGGCTTTCGCTCGGTCTGAAAGAATCTGTTCGGAAAGGGATTCTCGTTCGAGCGAAGGAAGGAGCCTAGCCCATGGCACTCACCTCCAAGTTCCCGGGCGTCTGCAAGCGTTGTGGGTGCCGTTTCCCGGCCGGCACCCAGATCGAGTGGAGCCGCGCCGGCGGTTCCACTCACCTTACCTCGGCAGACTGCGACGCGGCGAAAGCGTTGGGCGCCAGTGCGCCGGCGTTTGTCCGCCCGGTGGTGAACCTGCAAGCGGTCGCCGACTTCATCAGTGCGGCGAAGATGCGCGGGCTGAAGCGGCCGAAGGCGCGGTTCCTCGCGCCGGACGGACAGAGCGAGATGCGGTTGTCGCTGTCGGTCGTCGGCCGCGAGCCTGGGTCAGTCGTCGTCACCATCTCCGGCGAGTACGTCGGTGTCGTCCGGAAGAACGGCGAAGTCTTCGGGCGGATCGCACACGACGACGCCGTGCTCAAGACGCTCGCGGCCATCGCGAGCGACCCGGTGACGGCCGCCACGCGCTACGGCGCGCTGACCTGCAAGTGCAGCTTCTGTGGCGCGACGCTGAAGGATGACGGGTCGGTTGAAGTCGGCTACGGGCCGGTCTGCGCGAAGAACTTCGGGCTCCCGTGGCGCCGCCAGGGCGTCAAGGTGCTCACCGCGGTCGCCTAGCGATCGACATAGACGTATCCGTCTGAATAGCACAGCATAGGGACATGGCGAAGAACTTCAAAGTCGGCGACGAAGTCATTGTCCGCATCGGTCCCCGCCGGGGGGAGCGGGCCACCATCATCGAGCTCTTCAAGGAAGGCGTCTGGCGCATCGCTAGGGTCCTCCACTCGGACGGCGCCGAGCGCCTCCGGGATCGCCGGGACCTCCGGTCGGCCTCGTAAGCCGGCGAAACTTCTGGACGTGCCTTTCGGCGCATTCCAGCATTGCAGCATCAGATTCGGAACGGAGACCACCACATGGCAAAGAAGACGACGAAGACCCGGGACCTCGGCAACAAGACGATGCACCAGACGAAGTTCGTGAGCAAGAGCGGGAAGAAGTTCGAAGTCAATCTCCGCCAGACGGCCGGCGGCTTCACGGTGTACGCGCTGATGAAGTTCCCGAAGGACGCCGATGGCAACCACGTCGGAGCGCAGCGCGGGCTGGTGACGACGCACCAGACGGTGGAAGACGCGCAGACGGCATTCGACGCGGTGGTCGCTGACGCCGCGGCGAAGGGCTGGAAGATGGCGGCGAAGGTGACCAAGTCGACGTTCGACACGGTGCCGAGCGCCGACTGAGACGAAACGGAGCAGCTGAACGGCCCAATCGCGGGCACCCAACGCAAGTCGTAGACAGAAACGGAGACTCAGATGTCCAAGACCATCAGCACCCAGAAGACGGCGAAGACCCCCACGACCGGCGGCCCGAAGCGCTTCAGCGACGTGCGCAAGTTCGTCGGCCCGACGAAGAAGCTGCAGATCGTCGCCCGCGAGACGAAGGACGGCAAGTTCGCGGTCTACGCGCTCGTCGGCACGCCGGACGTGAAGGAGAAGCTGAAGGGCGCGATCGCCAGCTTCGCCAGCAAGCCGGACGCGATCATCCGCTTCGAGAAGCTCGCGATGGACGCGGTCGCCGCCGGCTGGACGCCGAAGGCCGCGGCGTCGCGCGCCAAGTCGGCCTTCGACGCCATCCCGACCGCCGAGTAGGTCGGAACGCTGCGCTGACGCCCGCGGCAAACAGTCGCGGGCGTCGGGCGGAGCGTTCAGACCATGGAACCGATGACGACACAAGAACTAGTAGACCAGCATCGTGCGTTGGCGGTCGCCGCCAGGGCGTACCACCATCCCGCGGCTGCGAACGCTGCGGATGCGAAGCTCGAGAAGATCGAAGCGGTGCTCGACGTCCGCGCAGCCGCTGGCGACGTGACCGCCCAGAACTTCCTGTACGAGCTCCGGAATCCGTACTAGACGTGCACGCTCGCGTGACTAGCATTGCGGCATGGAGGAGCAGATGAAAGTGACCCTGAGCGTGCACGACGTCCGACAGATCATCGGTTGCCATCCAGCGGTCGAAGAGTACATCGAGTACTGCGAGCGCGTCGGTGTCGACGGTCGCCCTTGGTTCTCGTTGCCCGGGCGCTACAAAGTCGAAGTCGTCAGAGACGATTTCATCGACTGGCTTTCGGAGTACTCGGAAGAACTGTTTGAAGAAAGTGTGCAAGTCGTTTCGGCGGCAGGGATTGTGCTAGACACCGAGTGGACGCGGGGCATGTTGCTTGGTCCTGCGTCCAGCCAACTCGGTGGCTGGCAGAACCTGCCGGAGGAGAAGTGATGGGCGAAAGAATGAAGTCATGCCTGTTCATCGCGGTGTTCGTCGCTGTGGTTGTCGCCGGCGCCGTGTACGCGTGGGATGCAGAGGAACCGCTTGATCGGATGAAGATCGAGCGCCACCTGCAGATGCTCAAGGGAGGTCGGTGATGGCAGAGGCGCTGTTCGACGGCGTGAGACACTATGCACGAGCGAACTACGCCGCAGGGTGGGACATCATCGTCGAGGCGTGGACAAACGACGAGCTCGAAGATGTCGTCGGGAAGTGCCAGTCAGTCGATGAAGCCGTCGTGTTGCTCACGCCGTTCGTGAACGCGTGGGTCGAATCGGAGCAACGTGCTAGCCAGGAGACCAGATGACCAAGAAGATCGCACTCGCAGCGCTCGGTGTCGTTCTCATGTTTGTCGCGGTGACGCCCGCGCAGTCGCAGATCGTGAACGTGAACGTGTCGGTCGTGTCCGTCGCGACGCTGATCGGCCCGATCACGCTGACGCCGGCGACGCCGGGAGACGAGTTCCTCTACCAGACGGGGTGGTCGTCCGCGTTCTTCGTCGCTCGGATTCACCCGACGAAGTCCGGTCTGGCGGGTCAGACGCCGTCGCCTGGGCTCTGCGTCGAGATGGCGGTCGCGTCGTCGACGGTGCCGTCGCAAGCGCCAGTCGTGATGGACGTCGACGGAGACGGGGTCGAAGAGATCGTCGTCAAGAACGGTAGCACGCATGAAATCGTGCGCCCGACGCTCATTTACTGCCGCTAGCCACAGGCCGTCTAGGGGTATTGCACCGCGATACTCCTAGACGGAAACGTCCGAATCCATTACCATTTGCTGCATGGGCGCACTTCTCCCAATCACCGAACTTCTCACTCACCCGCTCGCCCTCGGAGTTTCACCAATGCCCAAGAACCAGTCGCCGAAACAGTTCTTCCAGACCGTCCGCTACCACGGCGAAACCGCCAAGCTGACCCTCCACATCCGCGAAGGGAAGTCGGGCAAGCCGTGGCAGACCTACTGCACCTTCGAAAAGGGTGACGGCACCAAGCAGCGCGGCATGATGGAGCAGCACAAGACGCGCGCCGCCGCCGAAGCGCGGTTCGAGGAGATGCAGAAAGACGTCGCCAGCGACGCCGGCTGGAAGAAGAAGGAACTCAAGTCCAGGGCGCAGAAGAGCGCGTTCGACGCCATCCCGGTTGCGGAGTAAGCGCCACTCACAGAAGTCGTAGTCGTCGGAATCGAAAGAGAGGTCAGCATGGCCCAGAACCTCAAGGCCAAGTCAGAACAAGTGCGCGAGAACTTTCTCGCAGCGGTCGAAACAGCGAAGGACCGACTGAAGAAAGCGCGCGGGAAGTACTTCTTCCACCCCACCCCAGCGAACGAGAAGTCGGTCGACGTCGCGCTGCAAGAACTCAGCGACGTGCGCGATGAACTCAAGAAGTTCGACGCGCGGCCGAAGCTTCCGAAGCCCCGCCAGCCCCGCCCCTCCAAGAAGTTCGACGAAAAGACGCTGCCGCTGCCGCCGCCAGTGATGCGGCCGAAGGCGCTCCACTCGACGGTCGTTACCACGCCGACGGGGAAGAAGGAGCGCCTGAGTTGGTGGGTCGGCCGCGACCGCGCAGAACTCGGTGCCGGGTCGTCGGTGTTGCGGTCGGTGCCGCCGAAGGCGACGTCGGAGCCGTTGTCGAAGCTGGACCTCAAGACGGCGTCGATGCGCGAGAGCGCTGAACGCGCCGCCTCGAAGCTGCAGTCAACCCTCAAGCCCACGGCCGGAGACTTCCGGTCCGTGCCGAAGTCGGAGTAGACGATGAAGACGGGCAAAGCGACAAGACCTGCAACGTGTGCTAGCTGCCGAGGAGCGATCGCGAAGGGTGACCGAGTGGTCTACCGGAACGTCGTTCACGAATCGTGCGCGCGAGGCGCCTTCACCGCCATTCCGGCCTCGCCGTCGCTGGAAAACAAGCGGCTCGAGACGTTGGTGCTGCTGGAAGAAACGATCGTGCTCGCCGCCAAGCGGAACGGCGTGACCGACGACATGCAGAAACAGTTCGACAAGTACGAGAAGTTGAAGGCGATGGCGCTCAAGCCAGGGTCGACCGGCGAAGAGCGCACGGCGTTTCGGATGGCGGTGCTCGAAGCCGTCAAGATGGCGTTCTGAGGTCCACGATGACACTGCACCTGAAGTTCGTGCGAGACAAAGTGACAGCGAACACCGTCCGCTTCAAGGAAGTTGCTGACAAGGCAGAAGCGGTCGTCGGTCAGATGTACGTTCGTAAATCCGTGGCCGGTTCGATCGATGAACTGTCGGTCACTCTCACGTCGGAGGAGTAAGCGATGGCAGACATGATTGTGCGTACGAAGGATGGTCTCACGTCGGCACTGGGCAACGGTCTCGAACGACGCGGGCTGCGCGCGTTGGTGACCGGTCCGCAGCCGAAGAACGTGCTGCTGCTGCTCGATTGCAGCGGGTCGATGGGCGGGGTGATGTCGACGGGTCAGCGTCGGATCGACGCGCTGCGCGCCATCGTCAACGACGTGCTCGCGGACGTGGTAGTGCCGATGGCGTCGTTTGGTCCGTCGAACGGAGAGATCGTATTGGCGGTGCCCGAACCGGGTGGGTCGACGCCGCTGGCGGAAGCGATCCAGTTCGCGCGCACGTGCGAAAAGGACCATCTGGTCGTCATCAGCGACGGAGAGCCCGACTCGGAAGTTGCGGCGCTCGATCAGGCGTCGCAGTTCGGCGGCAAGATCGACGCGATCTTCGTGGGACCGGAAGGTTCGCGCGGCGCGGACTTCATGCGCCGGTTGGCCGCGCTGACCGGCGGGTCCGGCGAAGTGCAGGACCTGCGGGATCAGCGTCTGCTGACCGACACCATCAAGGGCTTCCTCGGCGCCGGCGCGTAGGACAGACGACGGCGGCTCGCCAGTCGGTGGGCCGCCGTCGCAAGCGCTAGCGGTGACGAAACAGGAGGTGTCGATGACTGGAATCGAGTACGCGAAACATGCCAGGGCGCTGGCGAAAGCGTTCCACGTCAGACTCGTCGAAGACAGCGGGATGGCGCTTGAAAAGTCGCACGTGTATACGCTGTCGCGCCTTCCGGATCGAGTGAAGGCGACGATGGGACCGGACGCCGGCAAGTGGGTCGGGATCGTGTTTACGTCGCCCGTGGAAGACGCCACGACCTACGCAGTGGCGTTGCATGAGATCGGCCATGCGGTCGACCCGCTCGGAAACTTGAATCCTGAATACCGGGAAGCCAAGTCGCAAGCGGAGTTCAGGCGCCTGAAGATTCTCGCCGAAGAGTCGGCCTGGAAGTGGGCGCAGCACTACGCCGCGGAATGGACGCCAGACATGGACGCGGCGATGGCGTTCGGCCTCGCCTCCTACGAGTCGATGCCGAAAGAAGAAGACCCGATGTTGGCGACATTGATTGCCGCCATCTTCGGTGGGGACGTGCCGACGGAAGTCGCGGCACCTATTAGTCCAGCAGACAGGCAACAGCACGCGGCGCAGGCGAAACAGACGGCGACGACGATCGTGTCGTCCATCAAGGCAAGGATGAAGCCATGACCAAGGGTGGAGAAATCAAGATCACCGTGCGTGTCTCTCCGGAGATGCTCGAAGCGTACGGAGGGAGCGGTCAGCAGTTGTCAGATCGCATCAAGAAGCTCGTCAACGACTTCCTCCGCCACCTGCAAGCGTCTGCGGACGACGACGGTGATGACGACGTCGATGAATCCGACGAAGACGTTGATTACGACGATCTCGACGACGAAGACGCAGACGAGAACGACGCGTCAGGCGACGCTGACGTGCATGGGTCTTAGAGACAGAGTTCAAGCGCTTGAACAAGCGACGACGGTGTCCAGACTCGATGCGGACACCTTCGTCGAAGCGCTGAAGCGAACGCACTTCTCGGTCGCGGGCCAGACGTGGGGTGCTCGCGGACCCGCCACGCACGAGGAGCTTGTCGCGGTGCTGTGCGACTCGCTCGAAACGCACGGGAACCTGACGCCAGACGAGTACTGGCGGTTCCGGTTGTTGTCGAAAGAAATCAAAGCAATCTTGGTCGCCAGGGCGACCGCGTAGGAGACGTAGATGGCAAAGAAGCCGTTGATGACGACGAAAGAATTCGACGCGATGAGCGAGAAACCGAAGACACCCAAGCCCACGGCGAAGTCCGCTCCGTCGACGAAACCGTCGTGGAAAGGGCTGCTGTCGCTCGGTCTCGTGACCGTGCCTGTGCACCTGTACTCGACGTCGGAGACACGCTCGAAGGCGCCGACCGGTCACAACGTCCATCGCACCTGCCAGACCCAGACGAAGCAGAAGAAGTGGTGCGAAAAGTGCAGTAAGGAAGTCCCGGACACGGAACTCATGAAGGGCTACGACTCGCCGACGACCGCCGGCAAGTTTGTCGAACTGACGGACGACGAACTCGACTCGCTGAAGACCGAATCGTCGAAGGTGATCCAGCTGACGAGTACGGCGCATGCGTCAGAACTCGAGCCGCTGATGATCGCCGACACGTGGTTCCTCGTCGGCGACGGCTCCCCGGCCGCCTCGGACGCCGAAGCGGTGCTGGTCGAGGCGCTGCGCGGACGCGTTGCTGTCGGGACGATGGTTCGCAGCGGCAAGTCGCTGAACGTCGCCGTGATGGTCTACGGAAACGTGATGCTGCTCCACGTGCTGCGGACGGCAGACCAGATGCGGTCGTTCCCGGCTAGGACGGCGCTGCCTGATCCGAACGAAACGATGGTCGAGCTCGCCAAGCAGCTGGTGGACTCGATGCTCGAGCCGCTCGATCTGTCGGACACGACGGACGAATACGCGGACTCGCTGCGGGAGATGATCCTGCTGAAGGCCGACAAGCCGGATGTGCAGGTAGCGGCGGTGAAGAAGATCGAAGCGCCGACGTTCTCGATGCTGGACGCGCTGAAGGCCAGCGTCGCCGCCAAGGCGAAGAAGTAGGAGGTAGACGTGGGCGTTCACGATGATGCCGTCGACGAGCTTCGAACGTACGTCGAATTCGTCGCGTCGCTGCGCCGGAGAGACAAGAGAGACGGCTACGCCTATGCCGGTGTCGAAGACTTCGTCTCGTCGCACGGCCGGGTTTGGGCGGTGAGCCCAGTCCAGAAGTGGCCGAAAATTCCCGTGCACTTCAAGGGATGTTTCGAGAACGCGCTGCGCCTCGCGAAGCGCTACCCGGCGCGGTACCGGTACGTCGAAGGGATTGCGTCAGGGCGGGTCATCCCGGTGCATCACGCCTGGTGCGTTGATCAGGATGACCTTGTCATCGATCCCACGTGGTCGAAGTACTCCACAGTTGGTGGCGCGTACTTCGGTGTAGAAATCCCGACCGACGTCGCCTCGAAGATCGCCAACGCGCGATGCACGTCGGTCGTCTTGAACTGGCCGGACGTCCCGCTGCTGAAGAAGCCGTGGGTCGCAGGCGCCAGCGGAGAAGTTCATGACGTCCAGTGACTGCAAACCCACCGACGAAGTCTTCACGCACATTGATGAACTGACCGGCGTCCAAGCGACGTACAACGCGACGCAGCTTCGAGCGTTCCTCGAACAGTCGAACCACGAGATCGTGCTCGTCCCGGTCGACGAAGCGCACGCGACGTACTGCATGGAGAATCGCGGCATCGAACCCGCGCGGCTTCTCAGCCTGATGCAGTCGAAGGACGCGTTCACCAAGCCGCTGATCCTAGCGTCGATGCCGGACGGATCGAGCTTGCTTGTCGACGGCACGCATCGGTTCGTGCTCGCGCATACCGTCGGCCTCGAGTGGATGCGTGCGTATCTCGTTGCGAACGACGTTGCGGCGCCGTTCCTGATCACAGATGCACCGGAGATGACAGAAGCGCAGTTGCGGGAGCCGTCGGGCCTCGACGCACTGCGGAAAGTGCTCGGGCACCAATAGACGGAAACGTCCGCTCCCACTATACTAACGGCCTCACCAAGGAGGGTCTATGACCGAGCGCGGTGGCTCGATAGGCTGGTTCACGCCAGCCCCGATGACGGCGTACGCGAAGCCGAAAGAACTCGCGATCGACGACTACAAGAACGCCGGCGGATGGGTTGCAGAACCCAAGATTGACGGACATCGCATCACCGTGCGTGTCCGTGACGGCGAAGCGATGGCGTGGACGCGGCCTGGGCCCGGTCGTCCGTACGGGTTGCAGCGCGATCTCGGAGAGTATCCGGGTCTGCTGCCGGCCGTGTGCGCGTTGCCGAACGGCGTCTACGACGGAGAACTCGCAGAACTCAAGAACGTGCTCCCGTGGAAGTCGTTGCCCGAGGGCTGGGAGCAGAAAGCGTTCTTCGCGTTCGACCTGCTGGAGACACTCGAAACTCCAGTCATGGAGATGCGGTACACAGAGCGTCGCGCGATGCTCGAAGTCGCGTGTGGCGCAGACACCGGCCCGCTCGTGCAGTTCGTGCCGACCATCGAAGCAAGCGACGAACAGTACGAGAAGATTCTCGAGCTCGGCGGTGAAGGCGTAATGCTCAAGACGGAGCGGTCGATCTATCGGCCAGGCGCGCGCACGCGTGAATGGCTGAAAGTGAAAGACACACAGTTCGCGAAGACGAAGATCGTCGGATTCAAAGCGGCGATTCGCGGCCCGTACGCGACGCTGAAACTGAGGGACGTCGACGGCGTTGAACTGACCGTCAGCACGCCGAACAACGTGATCCGAATGGCCGAGCGAGACGCGGACGCGCTGCTCGGAGAAACCGTCATCATCAAGTACCAGATGCGGACTGGCACTGCGAACAACAGCTACCGCCACCCGAGATTCGATACGGCCCAGACGTTCGCGCTGTGGACGCGGAGAGGAATGAAAGTGCTGCCATGAATGACGCAAGAGCCATGAGTAAGTTCTGCGCTGGCGTCTGCGGAACGTGCCCAGCGTGTCTAGCCGCAGCGAAAGACGTTGAAGCGCTCGACCGAGTGCTTGCGACTCTGTCCGACGAAGATGTCGCGAGCCTGCTCCGGAAAGACGAAGACGACCCACGTTCGTACGCGCTCGATGCGAAAGGGAGACCATGAAAATCTATCTCGCCGTCTGGACAGGAGACGCCGGCCAGGACGTTGACGTGTTCGAAGACGAAGCAGAATGGCGCGCAAGCCTGCTCGCGCGCATTCAGAAAAATTCGAATCAGACGTTCGCTTCGCTTAAACAGGCGCTGGACTGGTACGAAGACGAAGGCGAACGAGAGATGGACATGCTCGACGTGCATCGTCTCGACATTGAATCAAGCGCAGAGCGGGTGATCGAGGGCATCAGGTCGGTGCTCGACGGCAAGGAGTGGGGTGCGGAATCACTCGACGCGATTGCCGAGATTCTGCGCGTCCACTTCCGCGACTTTCCGAACGCTATTCGAGACGTGGAGTCGTCATGAGCCGAATGTTGGAGCAATTCCGCGCCGCGCGCCGTGCGTCGACGCCGCTTGTCGCCGTCGAGACTCCTGACCCCGCTGAAACGGTGGACCACTTGATGGCGTTCGTGCGGGAGAAAGAACCGGAGTCTCAGTTCTACCGGTGGGACCGCGTCCGCGGCCTCGTCGGTCTCGACAAGAAGGCGCAGGGCACGCTCGGCGCGCTGAACTCGAATCCGAAGCAGACCGCGAACCCGGTTGAAGCGCTGACCACGTGCTGGAATCTGCCTGGTTCGCCCGTGTGCTCAGGATCGATTGTGTTCATGCTGAACGCGCAGCGTGTCATCGACGAAGCGTCGGTCATGCAGTCGATCTGGAACCTTCGAGACGAATTCAAGCGCAACAAGCGCACGCTGGTGCTGTTGGCGCCGTCGCTCAAGCTGCCGACAGAAATCGCGAACGACGTCGTTGTGCTCGACGAACCGTACCCGGATCGCGAGAAGCTCGCAGACATCGTCGCGAAGCAGTACAAGAACGCGAAGCTCGTCGAGCCAGACGGCAAGCAGATGGCGAAAGTGCTGGACGCGATCATCGGTCTGCCGGCGTACGCCGCTGAAACGGTCGTGGCGATGTCTCTGACGCGTGCTGCGAACGGCGTGGACCTCGACTTGGCCTGGAACCGCAAGGTGAAGGCGATCTCCCAAACGCAAGGCTTGAGCGTCTGGCGCGGCACCGACCGTCTGGAAGATGTGAAGGGTGTCGACCAAGCGGTCAAGTTCTTCCGGTTGATGGACGCGACGGACGCCTACAGCACGATCGTCTTTATCGACGAGATGGAGAAGGCGCTCGCCGGCGGGATGTCGAACTATTCCGGCGACTCCGGCGTCTCGAAAGACCAAGTCGGCTACCTGCTGTCCTATATGGAAGACATGAAGGCGCAGGGAGCGATGCTCGCCGGAGTCGCCGGCACCGGGAAGACGCAGCTGGTGAAGGGACTCGCTGGGAGCACCGGCAAGCCGCTGATCAAGCTGGACCTGGGCGAGATGAAGGGCGGCAAGATCGGGTCTAGCGAGCAGGCGATTCGCGCGGCCGGGAAGACCATCACGGCGACGTCCGAAGGACGTGTGCTGTTCATCGCCACCGCCAACCAGACGGCGTCGTTCACGCCAGAAATCAACCGCCGCTTCGGCGACCAGTTCTTCTTCGACTCGCCGGACGAAGTCGGTCGCCGGTCGTTGTGGTCGCTGTACGTCCGCACCTACGGGTTGCCGCCGTCGGCGATGGACCTGCACGTCGGCCAGGATGAAGGCTGGACCGGCCACGAGATCATGCGGATCTGCAAGCGCGCGTCGGAATTCAAGATTTCGCTCCGTCAAGCCTCAGAGTTCATCGTCCCGCTGTGCGTTCGGTCGAAAGACGTGTTGAAAGCTCAGCGCATGGAAGCCGCCGGGAAGTTCCTGTCCGCGTCGTACCCGGGCCCGTACCAGATGCCACCGGAACGGGAGCCTGTCATCGGAGATCGTCTCATCGAGTTGGAGTAGTCGTATGGCAATGACCGAGCAAGAGAAGCTCTTCAAGTACGGTCCAGTCGTCGCGATCGTGCAGTCTGGGTCGCAACCGGACAAGAAGTACGAAGTCCGGCACCACAGCGGTACGAACACGTACAGCTGTCAGTGCAAGGGATGGGCGATTCGGAAAGTCTGCACGCACACGCGGGTCACGTCTGGCGATACGACGATCAAGATCAAGGCACCGACGGTCGGCGTTGTCCGTCCGGCGCCGGTGCCGCAGCGGCCTGACCTGCACGTCGTCTCGGTCAATCTCGCGGAATCGATCGTCGGCAAGATGTCGGTCAAGCCGGCAGCGCAGGCGATCGAGCGCACGCTTCGTGACATGATTGCCGCGTTCAGCGTGTCTGTGCCGACCGTCGTCGAAGCCGCCATCGAGACGACCGTCGACCGCGGCGTTCGTATCATCACGCTGGACGACTAGCGATGGCGTTCCTCACCACAGATACCGAGCTTCTGCTCGTGCTGGATGTCTCGAGCACATGGGAAGACTCAGATACCGCTGACGTGTGCGTCATCAGCCTGACGCCGGAAGCGCTTCAGCTGTTCCGCGACTTGCACCAGAAGTTCCTCGACGTGTCGTCGTCGATAGAAGACGTCGAGAGCATCACGTGGTGGTACTGGGGCGCGGAATGGTTCGTGTCAGACTACGAAGCTGCCGTGCTCGATGCTTACGGGATCTTCCCGCCAGCGAATCTCGACGATCCGGCGCGCGTCGTGGGAACGACCGTGTCGGCGTCGAAAGCTGGACTTCGCTTCGAAGGGTATGGCAAGCATACCGACGAAGTGCTCACTGCGTGGTTGTACAACAGAGACTTGGTCGAGATCGACCAGAAACTGAGAGAAAGACATGCTGAACAAGGTGATGGTGATCGGGCATCTGGGGCGTGACGCGGAACTGAAGTTCACGACGAACGGCGATGCCGTGTGCAATTTCTCGGTTGCGACGACGGAGAAGTGGAACGACAGGAACGGCGAGAAGCAGGAGAAGACCGAGTGGCACCGGATCGTGCTGTGGGGCAAGGTCGCTGAATCGCTCAGCGAATACCTCGTGAAGGGGAAGATGGTGTACGTCGAGGGCAAGCTCGAGACGCGCCAGTGGGAGAAGGACGGCCAGAAGCACTACACGACGGAGATCAAGGCGTACCAGATTCGCCTGCTCGGCGGATCGGGCTCCAGGTCTGAATCCTCGTCGGGGTCTGCGGGCACGGCGCCCAGGTCGGCGGAACCGTCTGACGACGACATCCCTTTTTAGAGAAATTCTCGAAGTTAGATGGTTGTGCGACGTCCAGCACAAGAAAGTGCATGCGAAGGGAAGTTAGGCTATGGCGAACTACAACACGATCATTGTTCCTGAGTCAGCGCTGACTGTCAGCGCTGACGTCGCGGAACGTCTCGAAGCGCTGCTCC